GAGGATGAAAACAAATGAACGAGCCAACGAGAGTAAGCCTGAACGGCGGGGTGTATCCTAACGAGAACGGCACGTGGCGCGTCTGCTGCTGGTTCAGCGAGATCACGACCGAAGTCGAGGCCAACCATGTCTCGCAGTGGCTGACCAAGCTGTTGCAGAACAACATCTCGCAAGGCCCGCCGCCGCAGGTTGCCGAAGCGCCGCAGCCGCAGGCGACTAACGGCGCAGCCCAGCCGTGAGGCTGGACGAGGAGATGTCGAAGCACTGGTTCGGCCTGCCACTGCATCTGCGCAAGCGGTGGTGGGACGAGACCGAGTACGGCAAGAAGCCGCCCAGCGAAGAACTCAAGCAGGCGGTCAAAGACGCCATCGAGAAAAAGAGTCATGTCGATTGATATCGCGATGGTGCACGACAACTCCACCGGCGAGGTGATGGTGCACAAGGCTGACTGCCCGGTGGCCCGCCGGATGGCGGAGGAAGGCCATCCGGTCATGACGATGCTGGGCTGCCAGAAGGTGCCCGACGATTACAAGTGGCACTCCTGTCTCGACAGGTCGCTCCGTGAGTGATGGCGAACTCCGCAAGATCTTCCGCAAGCACTTGACCGGGTTCGATCTGCTGGCGGTCGAGACCGGCGGCACCACCAGCGGCGTGCCGGATATCAACTACGCCGCGCCCGGCGATATCGAGGGCTGGGTCGAGTGCAAGAAAGCCGACCACTGGCGCTGCACGATTCGGCCGATGCAAATCGGCTGGTGTGAGCGGCGGCTGCGCTACAACAAGCGGGTGTTCTGCGCGGTGCGCCGGGCCGATGACGAACTCTGGCTGTTTCACGCCAGCCAGATGCGCTACCTCACGACCGAACGGGTCGACGCGCTGCCGCGGCTGGGACACTGGACCGGCGGCGCAGCCCGGTGGGACTGGGCCGCCGTTCAACAGTTGCTGCTAGGCTGACTCCTTCAGCACCAGCCCAAAGCGTTGCGACAACTCCTGCTCCAGCTGCTTGAGCAGTCTGGCTTGGAGTTCGGCTTGATCCATCACATGAGTGGATCGAAGCCCGTTGATGAGGAGCATCAGTTCCTCTTTCTTGACTTGGCTGATCTGCATTCGATTCCTTTCTGTCTTGTTTCAGTATCAGCACTCTAGCACAGTCAGAAATAGAAGTCAACAATTAATTTTCATCTTATTAGAAAATGACCTGTTGACTTCTCAAATTGGCTGTGCTATAGTTCGGATACTGAAACAAGAAAGGAGTCTGCTATGCGAGTTCAAATCCCTGCATACACCGACAGGTGGATGATGGGTGACCGATACGGCGAAGTCGTCAAGGTCACCAAGTACAAGCCGCGCGCCAAGCGCGGCAAGGAAGATCCCTACAAGGAGATCGCGCACGTCAAGCTGGACAAGTCAGGCAAGACGATGAAGTTCATGTTCGATGACTGCACGGTGCTGTGATGGCAACGCTCAGACACGTCAAGGCACTGGCCAAGGTTCTCGGCGCGAAGGTCGAGGACGACAAGATCGGCAACACCCATGAGTGCCGGGTCGAATCTCCGCACCGCAAGTACTGGTGCGAAGGCGACGTCCACGAACTGATCGCCTGCACCAACCGGCCATGGAAGCCGGACTACGCCGACCTGCTCAGCCGCATGGGCTACGGTCTTGCCGACTGCATCGGAGAGTGTGAGTGGTGCGACGGAGACGACATCGGCTGCGGCGAGCGTGTCATCGAGCCATGGAAGAATAACAATGAGTGATCCGATGGCAGCAATCCGTAAATACTTCACCGTTGAGGACGCGCCACGTCAGAATGGCAAGTGGCTAATCGTCTGCGAGAAGTGCGGCGACATGTGGCACCTCGACAAAAATTCCAAGGCCGTCGGCAACGTGCTGCACCTTCTGAACCACGCCCGCGGCCACGACAAGAAAAAGTAACCACAGCCTATTGACTTCTTTTCTGGCTGCGCTATATCACGCTTACCACCACAGGAGATGAACATGAGACTGGTTCAGAAGACGGTAATACGACTCACCAAAGTTGACGGCACGCAACACGACATCGTGCTCAATTATGATGATGCTTGCACAGAGGTCATCGCCCAAGCCGCAACGCAGCTGATCCATCGCCACACTTTGATGGACGGCGACGGCGTCATGGTCATCACCGCCGACGTCGAGGAGGATGACTGACATGAAGATCGCCATCGAACTCTACAACAGCAGCGACTGCTCGCTGGATTCCTGCGTCATCACCGTGACTGAAGGTGACGACGTTGCCGCCGCCATTGCTGACGAGATGCACCGGCTCTTGCGGGAGTGGGTGCTGTCGCCCGGCGATATCATCAAGATCGTGGAGCTACACTGATGAGACCGCACGACCACCCGGCCTATGACGATGCCATGCAGCAAGCCGTTCGGCTTGCTGCCCGCGGCACCACCGCTGCCGTCTATATCGAAGACGGCAAGATGTTTGTCTGTGCTGCGGGCCAGCGCCCGCCACAGGTGAACACCGTCTGCATCGCCCAGCGATGGGACGACAAGACCGTGCAGCTGCGCTTCGACGGTGCGCAATCCGAATGGGTGAAGATATGAAAGTCACCGCCCTGCACCCGCTGCTGACGCGCGAGCACCTTGGGTACATCCCCGACATCCTGCTCGACAGCGATCCGCGGCCGATGAAGGAACAGATCAGCGACCGTTATAGCTACGGCGGCGGCTGGCACCCGATGAGCGGCATGACGCTGCACGACGGCAGCACGCTGCACTTCCCCGGCGATCCGCCGTTCCATCCGGTGGCGAAGATCGAACTGGAGGATGGCCGCAGCGAGGTCGCTTACCTCTACGAGCACGACTTCGTCGCGATCATTCAGGCCGACGGCACGTTCGAAGTATCGAGGATGGACTGATGACTCTCGCCGACGATCTGATTCGTGAATGGCAGCGGCCGGTCTATCGCGAGATCGACAAGAACAACTGGCTGGCCACGCACGTTGCGCAGGCCCGCAAGTTCGTGATCGATGAAGGCATGTCGTCGTTCATGGCGGATCTCGGCTATGTCAGCCTCAACGCCTGCAAGACCATCGCCGCGCGCACGCACCTCGTCGAGAGCATGCGCAAGCTGGCCCGGCTGCCGCATGCTGTGACGTGGATCGAGTACGACAAGCAGGCGCACCGGCGGCGCGTCAAGGAAGCCTACCACCCGGACATCGTGGCGGAGGCCGACAGCGTGCCTGACCGCTCCGGCTGGCTCTTGATGCAGCACCCGAAGCTGGAGACCGTCTTCATGGCGATCCACTGCACCAGCCATTCGTGGGACGGCGCGAACAAGCGGCAGGCTTACCCGAACGCCAGCCAGTTCGCCTATGCGTGGACGTCGGACGAGACGATCCCGCCGTGGCCGCGCGATCCGTTCTATCACAGCAACCAGCCGTGCCGGGTCGATCCCGGCGACCCGGAGTTGCTGGCAACGCCGTCCGGCATCATGACGGGTGTGCTGGATTACCAGACCGAATCGTTCTCGGTCATTGCGGCCCCGCACATCGGCAAGGAAGCGGGAGAGAAGTTCAAGCGAATGGCCAACAGGTTCTTCAACCCGTTGGGCGAAATGGCGCACGACGCGCGGTACCTGTGGTCGCTGCTGGCGACCATCAACGACCTGCCGACGTCGATGGCCATCGTCAAGCCGTCCAAGGGTTACGTCTCCCGCGGCAGCTACAAGAAATTCTCTGAGCACACCGTGGTCTCGCTGACGGTCCCGGCCAAGCGGTACAAGACCGTGGCCAAACGCGCCATTGCCATCGCCCGGCGGCGTGGTCATTCGGTGCGCGGCCACTGGCGAATCAACCGCTTCCATGCCGGAGAGCGGATCTGGATCCGTGAGCATGTCCGCGGCGATACGTCAATGGGCTTTGTCACCCACGATTATGAAGTCCACCATGAAAATTAGCTGTTGACTTCTTTAACGGCTGTGGTACCATGACTTTATTGAAACCCACCACAGAGAGACTGCCCCATGATTCCTTTCGTCAAGACCGACGGCGGCCGTGCCGACGCCGGGTTCACCAACAAGAAGACCACAGGAGATTGCGTTACCCGCGCGGTCGCCATCGCCAGCGGTCGGCCCTACATCGAGGTCTACGCCGAACTGGCTGAGATCAACCAGCGCATGCCGATCACCAAGCGCCGCAAGGCCAAGGGTGTCGCCGGGCGGCTTACCGCCTCGCACGGCATCTACACCAAGTCGAAGCTGTTCAAGGACTACATGGCGCTGAACGGTTTCGAGTGGACCCCGACGATGCGGATCGGCAGCGGCTGTCTGGTGCACGTCCGCGCCAGCGAACTGCCCAAGACCGGCAGGCTGGTGCTGCGGTTGTCCAAGCACTGCGCCGCGGTGGTCGATGGGATCTTGATGGACGCTTACGACTGCTCGCGTGATGGGACGCGCGCTGTGTACGGATACTGGAGACTGAAGTGAAGGTTTATCTGGCGGCGAAGTTCGAATTGAAAAACACCATGCGACAAGCCCGCGATTTGCTGCAACGCGACGGCCATATCATCACGTCGCGCTGGATCGATGTCGAGCATCAGGAAGACAGTTCGCACACCGTCACTGACGCGCTGCGCGTGGAGTACGCCATTATGGATGTCGAGGACGTGCTCAAGGCCGATGTGCTGGTGGCGTTTGCGAATCCACGCAGCGAGCCGGGCATTGGCGGCGGACGGCATGTCGAGTTCGGCATCGCGCTGCACGCCAGCAAGAAGATTGTCGTGGTCGGCCACAAGGGCGAGCACATCTTCCATTGGTGGCCCGGCATTGATTTCGTGGATGGCTTTATCGAACTGGCGGACCTGCTGGAGCAGTACGATGGCAAAATTCAAGCCGGGTGAATCGGTCGTCTGCATCAACGATGATTTTGGCTGGGCGCGCAAGAAGTACCGCCCGACCAGCATCACCTTCCCGGTGCGCGGCAAGTGCTACGTGGTGCGTGCCTACGTCTGCGGTGGCAGTCACCCTGCCATTGTGTTGCAAGGCATAACCAATTCGCCGGTCGTCTACAACGACGGCCGGATTCGCGAAGCCGGGTTCTGGGACGAGCGGTTCGAACGCGCGCCGGGGATCGAGAGCCTGAAGCAGATCGCCGACGAACTCACGCATGGCTTTCCGAGAGTGCGGGAGAAAGAGGATGTATGAGCAGGCGGAACAAAACGCCGGAGGACAACTGGATCAAGGTCAAGCGCCGCCGCATGGCGGAGCAGCAAGGTTGGCTGTGCCACTGGTGCGGCACGCTGATGAATGAGATCCCAGACGATCCGATGCAGGTCAGCCTCGATGAGATCGTGCCCCGCCACATGGGTGGCGTGGCGCGTCATGGAAACTACGTCGCCGCGCACCGGCGCTGCAATGACACCCGGCACCCGGAGATGAATCGGCGCAAGTGGTCTGAACCAAAGCTTGTCGCCACCACCGGCGAGACCGAGACCGAGTCTCCGTTCGCCATACTGAAAGGAAAGATAACGTGAAGTCTCTTAGCTTAATCGATCTGCGCATGGCCGACATAGCGCGAGAGAAGGTGTGGGATCCCGACGACCTGATCACGCTGACCTACCGCAGCACCGAACTGGCCGGTGAGGTCGGCGAGGCTTGCAACGTAGTCAAGAAGCTGGAGCGCGAGCGTCTCGGCATCCGCGGCTCACGCGCCACCAAGGAACAGCTGGCCGAAGAACTGGCCGACGTCATCATCTGCGTCGATCTGCTGGCGATGGAGTTCAACATCGATCTCAGTGAAGCCGTGCGCGCCAAGTTCAACGCGACGTCCGTGAAGTACGACCTGCCAACGAGGCTGCCATGACCTCTACCGAACCACCGGATGATCGCGGCGGCGCACGCGATACCGATCCCATCACGTCGTACATCGCGGCGAATAACATACACGCCATCTCGGCCTTGCAGCGCGGCACGCTGACGGCGCTGCGCTATGCCGACAAGTATCCGCAGCAATGCATGACGGCGTTCGACGTTGCTCGCCAGCTTGGCCGGGACGAAGCGCGGGACAGCTACTCGCCGCGCATGCGCAGGCTGAATCGGATGGGCTTGATCATGTACATCTGCAAGCGCCCGTGCGCGAACGCAGCCAAGAAGATGGTGCCAATGCTGGCCTACCGGCTGCGCAAGCCGGGCGACCCAAAGCTGATGCTGTCGCCGTACAACCAGACCCTGTTCACCAAGACCCTCGCCGGGTATCGCGATCTCATGGACGATGAGCGCGCGGAGTTCATGAAGAAATGCGCCGGTCCGATCACGGCCGACCACACCCTGCTGCTTTGGCGGCGGATGAAGGAGCCGGAGAAGGCGCAGTTTCTGGAATGGATCAACAGCCCGGACCGCGGGATGGGAGGAAACTGAAGTGAGGAAGTTCGATTTCAGTGAGGATGTTATCCTGAACACGCCGATTGCAGAGGGTGTTGCGGTGTTCTTCTGCCCCAGCCCTGACTGCAACCGGCCGCATCTGCTGCTGCTCGACGAGGACGATCAACCGATGGCGCACTTTGTCGTCGGCGACGACTTTTTTACCGAACTGTCGACGGCCATGCAACGAAGGAAGAATCAGTGACTGTCGAGATCGTGTGGCCGCAGCAATGGACGGTCCCCGTGCACCTGATCGAGGCGTGGTTTGTCGAGGCGGTGTGCGGAATGCAGATACCGCCGGAGCAACTCCGGGCCAGAACACCACAGGAGATGGCCGAAGCCCTTGAAAATATCGGCTGGATAATCCTTGCAAAGAAAACAGCCTGTTGATATATCCAACTCTGACATGAAGGAGACCACGACGTGGCCAAGTTTGAGTTAACCAAGTTCCCATCCAATCGATACACCATGATGGAGAACCACCTGTTCGACGTGCTGCCGAAAGAAGGCCGCGCAAGTGAACGCAGGGTCGGTAGCGCCTATCTGGTAGAGAAGCGCCGGGAGATGGGCGACTGGGATGTCCAGAATCCGTTGAAGAACATCACCACGGTGATGCAGCGCCTGCTGGAGAAGATCGACGAGAACGGGGAGCCGTTCCGAATCGCGAAGGAAGGCAAGTACGAAGGCCATCACATGGTCGAGTACTGGCTGGAAGAACGTGAACCGGTGCGCAAGAAGCGAAAGGCGAACGGCAGATGACCGCGGTGATTCGCGCTATCTGTTTTGCCAATGGCGAGCCGTGTCCGCACGAAGGCCAGTGGCTGAAAGCGTTCAACCATGACGCCTTCGGCGGCCGTGGCCACGGCGACTTCACTGATGACATCGGGGATGCCCTGCACTTCGTGTCGAAGTCTGACGCCTACCTGTTCTGGGGCAGGCAATCGACCGTGATGCCGCTGCGCCCGGATGGCAGACCGAACCGCCCCATGACGGCGCTGACCGTCGAGATCGAGGAACTGGTGTGACCATGCTGCACAAACTGCCGATCTACCAGCCCAAGCTGCCGCGCTGGAAGCATCAGGAAGATGCGCTCGACGCCATGAACGACGCCGACGGGTTCGCGCTGTTCATGGAGATGCGCACCGGCAAGACCAAGACCATCCTCGACGAGTTCGGCGAGGACGTGACGGCTGGCGGCATCATCAACATGCTGGTGATCGCCCCCGGCGGCGTCTACCGGACGTGGGAGGGCGATGCCGTCAAGCATCTCAGCGACGATCTGGAAAGCCGCACCATGATCACGTGCTGGGAATCCGGGCCGACGCTGGCGCAGAAGCGCGAACTCAAGGCGTTCATGGCCTATCAGGGTCCGCGGATCTTCCTTGTCAATGTCGAGGCTCTGTCGACCGATACTGGTGCTGCGAAGCAGTGCGAGTTGTTTCTGGCCAGCGGTCAGACCACCATCGTGATCGACGAATCGACCACCATCAAGAACCCCGGCGCGAAGCGCACCAGACGTGTGCTGAAGCTGGGCGAACTCGCCGCCAAGCGGCGGATCCTGTCCGGGTTGCCGTCGCCGCAGTCGCCGCTCGACGTCTATGCGCAGTTCAAGTTTCTGGGCGTGCCGCAGCTGGAGAACTACGACAGCTTCCAATCGCGCTACGCCATCACTCAGAAGAAGCCGTTCGGCCCCGGCGGCCGGATGATTCCAGTCGTTGTCGGCTACCAGAACCTTGAGGAGTTGCAGCGCCGCATCTCCCCGCATTTGTTCCGGGTTCGCCTCTCGGATTGCTACGACCTGCCGGAGAAGATGTACATCCGCCGCGATGTCGAAATGACAGAGGCGCAGGAGATCGCCTACGACAGCATGCTGGATTTTGCGGTTGCCGAACTGGAGAACGCGGAGCGCGTCACTGCGACCATCGTGCTGACCCAGATGCTGCGGCTGCACCAGATCCTGTGCGGCGTCACCATGTCGGATGACGGCGTCGAGGTCGAGGTCGCGGAGAACCGCACCGCCGAGATGCTGGACATTCTGGAGCAGACCGACGGCAAGGTGGTGATCTGGGCGGCCTATGGTGCCAACGTCAAGCGCATCACCAAGGCGATCCAGAAGGTCTACGGCATCGATTCGGTGGCGAATTTCTGGGGTGGCAACGCCGACCAGCGCGAGGCCGACGAGGCGCGATTCAAGACGCTGTCGCACTGCCGCTTCATGGTGGCGACGGCAGCCGCTGGCGGCCGTGGCCGGACGTGGGACGTCGCCGACACCATCATCTACTACTCCAACACGTTCTCGCTGGAGCACCGCATGCAGTCGGAAGAGCGCACGCAGGCGGTCGGCAAGAAGAAGAGCGTCGGCATCTTCGATCTCCGCTGCCCCGGCACGGTCGAGGACAAGATCATCGACGCGCTGCGCAATAAGATCGAATTGAGCAACGCCATCACCGGCGATGCGTGGCGGGAGTGGATCAGATGAGCGAAGAACGCTGGCACGAAACCGAACGCCTGCGCAGGCTGGAGGCGGAAAACGAGAAGCTCATGCTGCGTGCGTCCGAACTGGACCGGGCGCACTTCAACCTGCGCAACGCCCTGCTGAAGGGGCCGATGACGTCAGGCGTCGACCGCGGCTACCACCAGCTGATCATGTCGTTCGAATCCCTTGAAGATTTGATAGAAGCCCGCAAGGCAATCTACCACGCAATACGAAAGCGAGATCCAGATGAGGCCAGCACTACGTGAAGTCCTGCCGCAGCGCCGCCGCGCTGAGACGTTCGCTATGCGGTTCGGCAATCAGAGCAGGGTGTTCACTGTCACACTCGGCTACTACGACGACGGCCGGGTCGGTGAGGTCTTCATCGACGGTGCCCAGTCGGGCAGCGAAATGGAAGGCGTCACCCGCGACGGCGCGGTGCTGATCTCGCTTGGCCTGCAACACGGCGTGCCGCTGGAGACCATGAAGCACGCCACCAGTCGCGACCGAAACAACGACGCAACGACCATCATCGGCGCGGTGGTCGACCGCATACTGGAGTACGAAAATGAGAACTCGGGACAAGCTCGCAGCTGAACTGCGCAAGATCGCTGCGGCACCACACAACGTCGTCAAGTACGAAGCGTTCGCCAAGCGCGCCGAGACCGGCGAGTTCGACGACTATGCCGACACCTATGTCTGCCCGATCACGCAACTCCACAACGAGTTGGTGGCGGCAGGCTTCACCAAGTTCGCAGCGCGCGTTGCGGACGGTGAGTTCGATGCAACAAAGGAGGAGAGCGACGAATGGGCTAGAAGTCCAGCCGGGCAGGACATCCTGAATCGGCTGTCAGCAGACATGCGCAAAATATTCGAACCAAAAAACTAACGGAGAACGAGAATGACAGCAGACGAAAACAAGAGAATTTCGAGCCTCACCACAGGCGCGATCAAGACGACGACCGACAGCGCCATCAAGGCGATGATCGCCGCGGTCGAAGCCGCTGAAGAGAAGACCGCGGAGATGCGTGCCGCAGTCGAGGAGTACGTCAAGGAGTTCGAAGGCGTCACCGATACGCTGGCCAATCACGTCGCGGCGCACGTGGCGTCGTGTCAGGCAGCCATCGACAGCTTTCAGGCGCACCACCTCAAGATTCTCAACGTCGAGGCTGCGCCGCTGCCTGAACCGATTCTGACGGTGAAGGAAGAGGCGGAGCAGACGCGGGCTGAAGCGCCGCGCACGCTGCCGCGGCCTGTCGATCTCGACAGCGAACTCGGCAAGCTGCGTGCGTTGACGCCTGCCGTAGCCGATGGGAGGCGCTAATGCGTTTCGTTATTGCATTGCTGATGATGGTGACGACGGCGCAGGCCGGGACGTCCTGCACCACCCGCAAGAGCGGCTCGACGGTCATCACGTCGTGCTCCAGCAGCGGCCACGGCAACACCTCATCGACCTGCCGCAGCTACAAATCCGGCAGCGTCACAAAAACCAGTTGCAGCTAAAGAAAAAGCAACTCTGATACCACGGACTGTGCTATAGCTGCGCGGTGCACAGTCGAATTAAATCCCACCTTGCAAGGAGAATTAAATGAAACGTCTAGTGTTGGCCGCCGCGGCCTTGATGGCTTTTGCGGCTGTACCTGCCAAGGCTGATATCATCCTCGACACCACCGGACAGGGCGGCACCGGCAACAACGTGATCTTCACCAGCATCGCCAACACCAATCTGATCCTTGGCCGCCTCAACGGCCAGAACGACGAAGTCGTGAGATTCCGCGACCTGTCCGGCAACGGCGCGTTCAGCGGGGCAGCAAACGGTAATGATATCAAGATCGTCAACACATCCGATCTCGATATCACGATCTTCGACCGTGACAATCTGAACCAGCTTGCTGTCACGCGAGAAGTGTTCTCGATCAAGGGCACCGGCTCGATGCTCTTCCACGTCACCGCGCTTGAAGCGGACGGCACGTTCAAGAACTTCAACTTCAGTGAGACGCTTGGCAACGGCCAGAACGGATTCGATTTCCAAGCCATCAACGGCGAGCGCATCTGGGATCTGGACTTGGTCAATATCGGCGGCACCATCACCGATTTCGAGCACTACCGCATCGATGTGCAGGCAGTGCCGGGTCCGGTTGCTGGCGTACCGGAGCCAGCCACATGGGCGATGTTGCTGATCGGATTCGGCTTCATGAGTCTCTACCGCTCCCGCAGGGCGCGGCGTGAGGGTCGCGAGTTCCGTTGGATCCCCAGCTTCAGTCCGGCGCAAACTGCCTGATTGATTGCCTGCAAATGAAAACGCCCGGATCGTGAGATCCGGGCGGTTTCGTTTTTGCGGAAGTTTACTTCTTGGGCTGCGGCGTCTGGCCCGGCAGAGTGCCTGCGGTCGGCGGTGCGCCGCCCGGCAGTCCCTGATCGGGAGTGGCCGGTTGCTTTGGAACCTGCGCCCAAGCCCACACCAGCGTGCCACGCACGTCTACCAGCACCCAAGCGCCCTTCTCGGCGTCGACCTTGTCAGGCGGCGCAGTGGCCACGGCTGAGCCGTAAGGAGTGGCTCCGGGGACGATAGGCTGGCCGGTGCCGTAGTCTGGGCGCTCGCCGGGAAGCCCCTGACCGGGGTGCCCACCGAACTCTGGCGGCAGACCCTGTCCCGGCAGATCGGGACGATGACCGGGACGCCACGCATGGTCAGGAGGACCGCCGGGGAGACCCTGATCGGGGCGACCGCCCCAAGAGCCGGGCGGGCGATTGCCGGGATAGCCGCCAATCGGGTGACCCTGACCGTAGCCGGGATCCCAACCGCCGCCGTAGCCGGGGAGACCCTGATCGGGGCGCGGACCGCCGCCCCAGCCGCCGCCGAAGCCGGGGAGGCTGCCACCCTCATGTTGGATGGCGTAACCTTGTACAAGGAACCAAGTCATAGGCGTACTCCTCCTGTTTCTGAGGCCCGCTTGTGTAAGCCTCAGACGTGACGTCTTCAACACCGCATCAGCTGGTTCCGTTGGCTGCGACAACGCCGACAGCGATACCGCCCAGTGTTGAGCCAACGAAGAAGGCAATTACGATCCACACAATGCACATGTCAGCATCCCTTACAGATCGAGGGAGGGGCTGGCGGCACCGGCGGCAGCGGGTGCTCGATCATCACCCGGCTGCGCCGTTCAGCGTATAGGGGAGCCGTACACCGAGATGCCGAGAATGCCGATCAGCACGAACAGAATCAGCCATGAGCCGAACGGTGCCCATGGATATTGCTGCGTGCGCCACGGCCCCAAGCCCAAGATGCCCAGAACGCCGATGATGACGTAGATCAACCAAAACCAGATGTTTGCACCCACGATAGCCTCCTATCTGCGAGCTTGAGGTGGCGGCGCGGCCGTCGGCGTCCACACCGGCGGTGCCGGTGGGAGAGGTTGTGTGGCATTGCCACAAGGCGGACGACACGTCGTTATGATAGCCATGATTCAGTTCTCCTCTATCCAAGCACACCACTATACCCCATCCCACCGGACACTGAGCCGGATGAGACGCTGCCAAACAGGTTCACGTTGTTGATCCCCTCGCCAAGATGCAATGACATCAACGCTTGACAATTCTCGTAGGCCGCCGTGGTGTTGGGCGTGCTGACATTGCCGCTCATGCCGCCCCACGCACCGTTGACTTGAAAATATATTCCGACGTTGGCCCACGCACTGGCGGTGCCGTACCATGTCCCGATGACGGTCAGTTCCTCGTCTTGAAATGCGACGTAGCCACCGGCAGTCTGGTTGACCCAACTCGGCGAGTTCATGCTGCCGCCGCCTGCCACCGATACGCTGACTGGACGACGATTGAACCACGACCGCGTGTAGCGGTACTGCGGGCTGTCGTAGAACGAGTTGCTGGCCGGTGCAGTGCCGGAACCCTGTACGATGCCGACCAGCGTGCGAGTGTTGTCACCGGCTCTGATCTCGGTCCCGACATTACCTGCTTGCGTCGAGGCGGCGTGTCCGCCGCTGCTGTAGGGATAGAAGTCCAGCTGCATTCCCAGCGTCGGATGGATGAATGCGTAGACGTAGTAGACAGTGACCGTGAGAGACGAACCGGCCACGCCGCTGACGAAACAGTTGTTGGCCGTCGCGGTGATTCCGGCAGCCGGGATGTGATAGTTCAATCCGTTGATGCGGATCAAATCGCCGTTCATCGGCTTGAAAATGACCGACTGACTTGGCGATGCGCCGTTGACTTGGAAGTAGCCGCACTGCGGCGACGATATGACTGGCGTCGGCGTCCACTTGACGCCGTCCCACGTCCACGTCTGGAATTGCTGCCCGACAACAGGTGAAGCTGGAAACGCTAGGATGGATCACCTCCGGTCAGCGTTGCGAACAGACCGGCGTTGCCGCCAGCGGTCGCCGTGTAGGTCACGTAGACGCCGTGTTGCAGAATGCTCCTGCCTTCTACCGACGGCACCGCGGCGTGCGACATCGTCTTGACGTACTTGCCTGACGTGTACGGCGTCGAGCACGCAGCATTGGCTCCGATGCTGACGGAGTTCTGGTACAGGATCGGCGTCAGATTGCAGTTCGCGTTCGACGTCGCCATGAACTGTCCGTAGACGACCAGCACATCATCGGCAAACCCGACTATGAATACCGTGTTCAGGATCGTATAGGCGGCCACGGAAACACTGACACCGTTGGCGACAGCGAATGCCACGCTGCGGCGGCGGTTGAACCATGAGCGCGTGTGCCGGTAGGTGTAGTCGTCGTGAAACGATGGATTGTTCGGCGCTGCACCGGACGCCTCGATGATGCCGACCAGTGTCTGCGCGTCGTCACCGGAGCGAACTTCGGTGCCGACATTGCCAGCTACGGTCGACATGACGTGCCCGGTGCGGGAGAAGCTCAGCTGCATTCCGGCGGTCGGGTGCATGAAAGCGTAGACGAACCACTGGCCGGGGCTGATCGCGCCCATGACCTTGTCGACATAGCAGGCGTTGGCGACCGCGCTGACACCGGCAGCCGGGATCTTGTAGATCCAGCCGCCGATTTTGATCTCGTCACCGTTGCGCGGCAACAGCATCATGGTGTTCGAATTCGCTTGGCCCGGCGGCAGCTGCATCCGCCCACAATGCGGTGCGCGGTCCGCCTTGGTCGGCGTCCACTTGACGCCGTCCCACATCCATTTTTGAAAATGCTGTCCCGCGACCGGGCTGGAGGGAAACGCCAGCACGTCAGTCGCTCATCGCATCTGCCAGCCGCTGCTCCAGCACGGCGATCTGCGCCTGCATCGCCGACTTGATCCCGTTGATGGTATCAGGTGATAGCAGCAGGTCGGCGCTGTTGACCGAGACCTCCGCCGCCGGAAATGCTTCCGCTGCGGTGGTGACGTGCATGATGGTGATGCGGCCGCTGTTCGACAGCAACTCCACGGCCTGCCGCAGCCCTCGCATATCGGTCTCGGCCATGACGGCGGCGTTCAAATTCGACATCGTTTATCCACTGTTGGCGGCAACCCAGACGTTGCTCATGTAGACGTACAGCTGGCAGCCGACGGTGTCGAACCACAGCGATTGCGCGGTCGGCGCTGGCGGCGGCGTGTCGCTCTGGATCACGCTGACACCGGCCGGGCCTTGCGCGCCCGCCGGTCCCTGCACGCCCTGAATACCCTGCGGTCCCTGCGATCCGGGCGGCCCCGGCACCGTCGAGGCCGGGCCGGTCGGACCCTGTGCGCCAGCGTCACCAGTGTCGCCCTTGGGACCAGCCGGGCCTGCCGGGCCGGGTACGGTTGAATCAGCGCCGGTCGGGCCGGGTACGCCCTGATCGCCCTTCGCGCCCTGAACGCCCTGAACGCCCTGATCGCCCTTGACGCCCTGCGGACCTTGCGGGCCGACGGTGCCCTGCGGTCCCTCCGCGCCGGGCGGGCCTTGGATCGAGCCGCCGGAGACCCACGCCGTGCCATCCCAGATGTGCAGGCTGTCGTCGGCCTGAACGATGTAGGCGTCACCTTGCGTGTTGCCGGTGGGCGGCAGATCGCCCACCGTCGGCACCGATCCCTGCATGGTGACGCCGGTGCCGGTCGATCCCTGCGGACCCACCGGACCCTGCACGCCCTGCGGGCCTTCGGTGCCGGTGTCGCCCTTCGGTCCTTGGGTACCTTGGATGCCCTGATCGCCTTTGACGCCTTGCGGACCCTGCGCGCCGGTGGTGCCCTGCGGTCCCTGTAGGCCGGTGTCGCCTTTGGGACCGGCCGGGCCGGGCACGGTCGAGGCCGCGCCGGTGTCGCCCTTGTCGCCCTTGGCACCCTGCGGCCCTTGCGGGCCGGGCACGGTCGAAGCCGCGCCCTGCGGGCCGACTGGACCCTGAATACCCTGCGGGCCTGCCGGGCCGGGCACCGTGGAGGCAGCGCCGGTGTCGCCCTTGGGACCGGCGGGGCCAGCCGGGCCTGCGGGACCAGCCGGACCCGGAACGGTGCTGCCGGGGCCTGCGGGGCCTGCTGGGCCGGGCGGGCCTTGCGGGCCAGTTGGGCCGGGCGGACCCTGTTCACCGCTTCCGGGGAGCGCGTCGGTGCCTAGAATGCCGTTCCGCAGCCACAGGGGCGTCTGCACCGTGACGGCTTCGGACGCGCCGCGGTCGGTCTGGCTGCGGCCGACCAGCGTCCGGCCATCGGTGACGATGGCCATCTGGTCGTTGTAGTTGGTAAAGATCGACCGCTGGATCGGTGCGCCGGTCTCCGGGTCTTTGGTCGCCCGGTCGAGCGGGTAGACTTCAGGTGCCGCCATCAAACTTCCTTGTCGCGGATCAGCTTGACCACGGCGGTCTCGGTCTTAACGAGGTGTATCAATCCGGCCTCAAAGCGTTCCAGCGCCTTGTCTGGCGTGGAGACGTCCTTCACCAGCACGCTGAACAGGTGGATGAACTGCGCCCTGACGGCTTCGTCGAGGGCGTCATCAAAATCACGACCGTGGCTCATCCCTTGGTGCCGACCTGTTCACCGTTGACGTAGATCAAGACCTCGCCGGAGACCTCGATGTCGACCCGCGGGATCGGCCGCGCTGGCGGCGTCCAAGTGATCGGCGGCCGACCTTCGCCGTCTTCACCCTCGTCGCCTTCGACACCGCTCAACACCAGCGCCATCACGTCGATGATACCAACAAAATTCTCCGTGTAGGCATCAGCGTCGGCTTCACTGTCCACGAAGCAGGTCTCGATCAGGATGCTTTTTTCCTGCGTTGCATTTAAAAAATGCAAATCGCCCCTGTGCTTGCCGCCGCGGTCGATCAGATCGCCGCCTTCGGCAATCGCCGCCGACATGGTGCTGGCCAGTTCAGGCTGCGTTACGTAGAGCACCTCGACACCGCGCGGAGCATCGGTCTGCTCAAAGGCGTTGAAATGGACTGAGATGTCCAAGTCGTGCGGCCCTTGGGCGTTGTGAAAATCCGTGATGCGATTGAGATTTTCTGACTGGGTTTTGGAAACGTCGTCGTGGTAAGTGATCACCTCGACGCCGCGCTTGCGCAGTTCGACCGCCAGCGCGTTGACCACCTTGCGCGCCTCGTCGACCTCATCGAGGATCCCTGATGCGCCGCGCACGTACAGGCCGTGGCCGCTTGAGATCACGATTCGTTCGTATGCCATGGAAGCTTCCTCCAGATCGGCCGGGTAGATCACCTCGACCTCGTCATCAGTGTCGATGCCCAGTGCCGCCATCAGGCCGGGGCTGATATCAGCGACCCGGTCGGTGTCTTCATGCGGACCCCAATCCGCCGGGTAGGCGAGCGTGAACCGGCCGGTCGTAGGCGACCGGACCATCGCCATGTTCTCCAGCAGCGACGGTTTGGGATAGACGTCGTAGTCCCAGCGGCAGGCGATGTACATTTGCTCCGGGTCGAGCCTTCGGGCGAGTCCCGAAGTCCCGGCGGGCTGTTCATCCAAGAACAGGTGCGGCGCGTCGGAGACGTCGTAGATAAAAGCCAAGCCTTCAGACGGTGAGACCCCGGTATCGTCAGGTCCACCGAACCATGAAACCTTACCTCGGAGGCGCATTCTGCTTCTCCTTGTCTTCGGCTTCCTTGCGTCTGAACTCGGTGATCTCTTCGGCCAGCGTTCTGAGGCGCTGGCACATGGCGGTTAACCCGGCATCGTTCACCACCTCCGGCGCGCGTAGTCCCAGCAGCTTCTCGTTGCGGTCATCCAGTCCATAGACGATGAAGACGCTGTGCCGGGTCTGTGAGCCGTAGCGCGTCCCTTCCAGCACTAGGCACGGGACGTGCTGCTCCAAGATGATTGCCGATGTCATGAACTCACGCCGGAACGCGGCATCACTCATGAAACGGTAGGCGAAGTAGGCCGGAATCGCGATGACGACGATCAGAAACAGGATCAGTACGTTGGTCAGGCTGAACGTGCGTACAACACTGAACGCGCGCTCAAGCACGCCGCCTCGCGGCTCTTCCGGTGCCATTTCATCTACGCAGGCTGTTTGACGTCAGTCGGGCTGCTAGCGCCTTCAGGCCACAGACCCGCCGACCCAATCCGCGGCGGCGGCACCGTGGCGATGTTGAACGGTGCGTGGCCTTCTATCACCGGCTTCGCCCACTCACGCAAAGCATCGATATCCGCCTGCATTGCCGCCAGCTGCGTCTGCACTTGAGCCAGCTGTTCTTCTACGGTTGCCATTTCTCGTCTCCTTGCTAGCCGATGAACTGACCACCGGAACTGATCGTGCCCGGCAGGTTGCCGGGGATAGTTGCGCCAGCCGCATATACCACGGAGTTGCCTCCGCAAGAATATTGCGATCCGGTGACGTTGACGTTGTTCGACGGCGACCACTGCACCACCGTCAGGAACTGCGCGATGATGGTCGCCGCGAAGTTGACGTTGTTCACTGTCCACTGATGCGGCGTCATCGCCCCTTCGTCGACCACGGTGGCGTTACTGCACGCGATCAAGGCAGCTGCCTGTCCGATGCCGTTGAATGTTAGACGTCCGCCCATGTAGATACGGCCGGACGCTTCGATGGCACCGAGTTCAGGCCCGGTCGCCATCTGCTGGAAGATCGAGTGCCGCACCTGAACCAGAGAGTTCTCGTTGCCGAGACCCCAGTTGAAGCCGCCCTGATCGATCTGGAACGTGACGCCCTGCACCATCACCTTCGCGCAGTCGGTGATGTAGCAGGCGTAGGACTTGCCATTGAGATAGCGCGTCCCTGCCAGCCGGTAGGCCGCCGGATTGTTGATGTCCCCGGTGATGATCATGGTGATCGCCGAGTACGCCAGCCGCGCCGTCTCGTAGGTGCCCGGAATACCAAGCCTGAAGTGAATGGCAAAGCTGGGCGTCTGCGCATAGCGCGAGCCGATGGCAGCGAACGCACCGTTGATGGTGCGGAACGCTTTGGCCGCCGTGTTCTCGGTGCCGTCTCCGGTCGAGTCGTTGCCGTCAGTGCGCACCCACGCATCGACCGTGCCGTAGGCAACCATCGGCACCTGAGAGGCGACGAGACCGACAACGTAGAACGCGCCCTGCCAGTAGCTGATGATCAGCGGCTTGCCTGCGCGCATATCCAAGAACTGCAAGTTCTGCCCATCGTTGCGAAGGATCGGCACCCAGCCCTTGTTGTCGATGTTGATGCGCGACACACCTTGGTTGTTCACCGCAGGAATGATGACCAACGTGAGGTAGTCGTTGTAGCGCGTCAGCGTCGGGTTCATCGCCATGATGTAGTCGAACGGTCCGCCGCTGGCGTAGCTCCCGACCGGAAGACCACGCTGGATGATGTAGCGAACTGCACGTTCGACATTGTCCAGATTGACGCACTGATACTGAACCTCACCTTTCATGATGAGATTCATCTGCTCCGCCAACATCGCGTTGGCGGCGGCAGGATCAAACCGTGGCTGACAGCGCGAGGTCGAATACCACAGTTCATTGCACCCCGCGGTGTCGACGTCGGGGAGCGAGTTTTTGGCTTCCCCCGGAGGGACGCCTGAGTCAGGGAACATTGCCATAGGTTACGTCCTCTTCACGGCTTCAAGTGATTCAACCCGCGCCGCCAATTCCTTGACGGCGTTGATCAGTGCGTAGACTAGCGGATCCATTCCAAAAACGCGCAGATCATTGACGGCGTTGCCGTCGATATACCCTGCGCGTTTGCTCACCAATTCAGGCATCGACGCTTCGATGTCCTGCGCGACGAGGCCGACGAACTCCTTGCCTTCAACTGCTACCACACGGCCAAGCGAGTTGGAGTACGGCACCGTTTGCGGTGGCGGTTCGCCTTCGCCGCGCCACGCCGGATCGTTCGGCACGTCAAATGTGTCGTTGCCCTTGAGCTTGTAACGAATCGGATTCAGCGTCTTGATCTGCTCAAGCCCGGCGGTGTACTCGCCCAGCACCGTCTTGATGCGTGCATCGGAGGTGATGTACCAAGTGTTCGATCCCGGCTTGTAGGCACCGTCGTAGCCGTGAAACAGACTGGACCCGCTGTCCCAGTATGTGTGGTTCGTGCCGCCGTTGGTGCCGCAGATAAGGTGAACATTGCCGCCACTGTCGGCATGAAGCGAAGCACCGTTGCTGGTGCTGAGATAGTAAAGATAAAACAAGGTGCCCAGCGTCATCTGGATGTTGGTGGCTTGACCTGTAAACAGATTGCCGTTGTTGACGTTCATTCCTGATTGAGCATACAGGACACCGTTCGAGATCAGACTGCCGCCGACCGTCAGCCCGGCAGCCATGGCCGATCCGCCGCTGGTGACGTTGAAGCCGCCAGCGATGTTGGCCCCGCCGCTGGTGACGTTGAGCGACTGCGCCGTCAGCGCATTGTTGATGTTGACGACACCGGAGAATGTCGCCGCGCCCATCGCTATCAGGCCGGTCGAACGTGCGATCTGAAACGGAGAGCCGAGACCTGCGCCTGCATCATCATAACGGTACAGGAAGAAATCGCTTCCGGCATTGCTGCCAGTCTCCGCATTACCCCCTACCGCAAAACTCCAGCGCGTCAAACCGTTTCTGGTGAACGCGAGATTGTCGTTGTATCCGGCCGCGCTGCCATCGTAATCCAGCACCAGCGAAGATTCTTTGCCGGAGCTAATCCACACCCGGCCGCGAAATTTGCTTTCGCCCGTGGCGCGGTTGATGCGCAACGGCTCGTCGACAAACACGCCAGCATCGTCGTAACGCTGGATCGAGAAATTGCTGCCGGTGTTGCCGCCGCCCTCCGGGTCGCTGCCACCGAGTACAGCACGCCATCGCACTGAAGCGCCGTTGGCACCGGCTATCATGCTTGGTGCAGCACCGATCTTGCTGATCACCAGATTGCCCGTCATCGTATCGCCGGTGACGTTTACAAAGCGACCGTCGCTTTCGACCTTGTTGTAGGCATCGACCGTACTGTCCGGCGTCAGCGGCTTCACGGTCCAGCCTTGGCCGTTCCACACATAGGTGAAGCCGACGGCGTCGAACTCCTGACCTATGGTCGGGGCGGCGGGGAAATCAATCACGGCGCAGTTTCCTTCAGCGCGTTCTGGAATTCTTCCTGCGTCATCGGCGGCAAGCCTTCCAGCGCCCGCAGGCGGTTCTCATGTGCGAACATCAACGACGTGCCGGGCGGCGGCGTCAACGGTGCCATCACCGGATCTGGCAGCCGCGCTGGCTCAGCGAACACGCCGCCGGTGTAGTGCCAGCCGATCTGCGCCTCGTCGTTCTGCACCCACATGTTGAAGTTGGGCCAGTCAGGCGGCATCGGCGTGTCGAACGTCGCACGATTGACGACCACGCCGTTTTCGATCTGACAGTAGATCATGAACTGCAAAACTCCGTAACCATCACAAGACCCTGACCTCCGGTGCCACCAGTCAGATTGGAAGCGAGGTGGTAGGTGCTGGCGCAGCCGCCGCCCCCGCCCCAGCCAAGGGCGCTGTAGCCGTTGAAGCCTTGGCCGCCGTTGGTTTGTACTGCTCCAGCACCGCCGCCGAACGGTCCCGGCCCGCCGGAACCACTCCAGCTGACGATTGCGTTTGTCGTGACGGCGGGGTTGCCGAAGCCAGCCTCACCGGACTGCCCGGCATTAGTCAGATCACCTATTGCGCCCGTAAGATTTGCTCCGGGGCCGCCAAAAGCGAAATGCGGTGCGCCTGCGCCGCCGTTAGCTTTGCAAAGTGTGCCGACACTCGTAGCGCCGCCATTTGTGCCGTAGTACCCAGCGGCACCGACACCGGGAGCGCCTATGATGATAGGTTGCGATGCGCCGATCTCGGCCTTGGTCGCCAGCTTGCGCGAGTAGCCTCCGCCTCCGCCTCCGCCTCCGTTATTTAGATAATTTGCCTGCCCAGCAGCACCTCCGCCGCCGCCGCCCGCGCCGATGCATTCGATCATGGCGAACAGCATCTTCGGATCCGGCACGTAGGTGCCGGACGCAGCGATCATCTTGAAGCGAACGACGATGCCGCCCATGGTGTCGGCGTATTGCTTGGTCGCGGCATGCATCGGCGACGTTGGATCGGCATGCAGCGTCAGGAAGCCGGTCAGCAGGCCGCCAGCGAACGACAGCTTGGTGTCAGCATATTGTTTCGTCGCGGCTTGCAGCGGCGCAGCCGGATCGGCGGGCAGCACCAGCGGGCCGGTCATTGTATCGCCAGCGACGTCGACGAACTTGGCGTCACTCTCGATCTTGTTGTAGGCGTCGGCCGTGCTGTCCGGCTGCAACGGCTTCACAGTCCAACCCTGACCGTTCCACACGTAGGTGAAACCGACAGCGTCGAACTCCTGACCGACAACCGGGGCCGCAGGAAAATCGATCACGCCGCGGCACCTTCAAGCACGGCAACCCGCGCGGCGAGTTGCTCGTTCATCGCCTTCAATTCCTTGCAGGAGTTCACCAGCGCGTAGATCAATGGCCCGGTGTCCATCACATGCAGATCGCTGACCGGCTCGCCGTCGATGTAGCCACTCTCCCGCATGATGAGTTCTGGGAACACCGGCAGCACATCCTGTGCGACCATGCTGATGCATATTTTCCGGCTCCTCGCCAGAGCGACGTGCGGACTGTTGACATAGGGTGCTGCGGTCGGCGGCCCGGCTCGTTGTTCCGGGGCCAACGTCATGTCCTGCCAACTCGTCGGCGGCCCCTTGGTGTCGTTGCCTTTGAAGGTACACAGAATCGGATTGAGCGCAGTGACGGCGTCAAGCCCACGGGTGAACTCGCCTACGACATCCTTGACGCGGGCATCCGACCAAGTCCACCACGGTCCGCCGGTCGGCTTCCTGCAATCGTCATTAGAAGCACTACAGCCACCCTGTGAGTTTAGATTAAAACCTTGGCCGTTGCCGCAAGTCCACGTTAGCTCCCCGGTGGCGCGGACCAAGCTGAAGTACCAATTACCAAGCAGCGACAGAATGGTGTTGGCCCCGTTCGGGTACATCAACAAGTAGACGTCGTTGGTCGGGTAGTTGGCGTAGACCCCGGATTTGCCGAAGACCTGATCGGCTACGACGCTTGTGGTCGCGCTGAACGAAGCCGCGCCAACTGCCCCGGAGAAGCCTGCGCCAGTGGCGGTGATCTGGTAGTTGAACGTGGCCGGAGTGTTGAACGTGGCACCGCCACCCGCGCCGATCCAGAACCGCGGGATCGGCGTGCCGCTGTTGCCGGTGCGAAACCACATCGAGCCGCCGGTGTCGCAGCCGATGCCAGCCCAGTTGCCGCTACCGCCGCCGCTATCATAAAACTTTATGTTGGCGTCGGCCGGAGTGACCGCGCCCGCTGCGCTGGTGCCGTCCGCGGTGCCAAGCGTGTTCTGATTTGCGGGCACCGTAAGCGTGCCCGGATTTATGAGCAGATGGCCGGTGAGCGTGCCGCCAGCCAGCGGCAGATACGCGCCGGTGACAACCTTGGCATCGACATACTGTTTGGTGGCGGCGTGCATCGCCGCAGTAGGATCGCCGTTGAGCGTGACCCTGCCGTCAACGCGGGAGATCGTGAACGCTGTGCCATACGTCGCATTGTCGTCCAGCCCGTAGTACACCCCGAAACCGCTGCCAGTGCCGCCGCCTGTCTCCAGAGTGCCGTTGGTCATGTGAATGCCCCAACGGAAGTGACCGTTCTGGTCGTAGCTCGCGACTTGGCTGACATCGCCCGCCGCCAGCTTCTTAAGCGAGAGTGTCGGACCCGCTTTCTGGATCGTCAGGTCGCCGGTCATCACGTCGCCGTCGACGTTCACAAAACGAGCGTCACTCTCGATCTTGTTGTAAGCATCGACGCCGACATCGTCCAAGACCAGCGGCTTTACCGTCCAGCCTTGGCCGTTCCAGATGTAAGTGAATCCTACCGCATCGAATTCTTGGCCGACGACAGGACTGGCCGGGAAGTCGATCATCGACGAGCGCCCTCAAGGGCAGCGAGACGTGCCGCCATCTCCTCATTCTGCGCGGACAGTTCTTTGACGGCGTTGATCAGCGCGTAGGTCAGCGCGTTGGTGTCCATCATGCGCAGATCGGTGACATTGGTGCCGTCGATGCTGGCGGCGTGTTGCGTCACCATCTCCGGCATCGGGATCTCGGCGTCCTGTGCGACCAGACCGATGTACTCGGTTCCAGACAGCGCCACCTGATAATGTCGACTGTCAGGATTGGGCGTGCCGATTGTATGCGGGGTGTCGCGCGGCTTTGCCGGTTGCACCGAAACCTCGTTAGCCTTGTAGACGTACTTCACCGGCGACAGCTGCTTGATCGCTTCCAGCCCGCGCGTGTAGTCGCCGGTCACGGTCTTGATGCGAGCGTCCGACTCCACGCCCCACGGTCCGCCACCGGGCTTGTAAGCCGCGCCAGACCAGTGCATGTCCCATGAACCAGCTACCAAAACCATGATGGACGATGCGCCGTACATCCAGCGCATCGTGCCGGTGTAGCCGTCTACCCCCCACGACGAGCCGCCGGTAAAGCGGATCGACGTCATCCCGTCCGAGTTGAACGTATTCCAAAGGCCGAAATCATCACGAACGCGAAGACCGTTCGGCAGTATCGGCATGTAATCCTGCGCACGGAGCCACATAGCAGGCGCGGCGAAACCGATGTTGCCGACCCGGAACCACATGTGGCCGCTGGGGTCGGAACCGATCCCGGCCCAGTTGTTGCCGCCACCGTACAAGAGAATGTTGGCGTCGGTGGTAGAGACGCCACCTCCAGCTGACGCACCGTCCGCGTTGCCGAACTGATTCCCGTTCTTGTACGTGGAGAACGTGCCACCGATCACTACATTGCCGGTGGCGCTTACGCTGCGGATGCCACCGAAATCGCCCGCGGCCGACAGCGAACCAATCGTCTTCTGATTGGTGCCGCCGAGCTTCCCGGTATCGTTGACAATCCAGAAGTAGCCGCTGCCACCAGATTTGAGAATGCTGTTGAACTGCCGACTGGTGCACTCAAACGTACCAGACCCGCTGGCGTCGAACGTCGTGCTGATCGTGTCGGTGGCGTTGCCCACCACGAATGGAATCTTGGTGTTAAGCCCGGCGGCAAAATTGCCCGACCTGTTCTGGGAGTTGAGATAGAACGCAGGCGAAAGTCCAGTAGCAGTGCCGACGCGAAACCACATGCTACCCGCAGTGTCCGCGCCGATGCCTGCCCAGTTGTCCGGCCCGGCATCGTAGAGCCTGATGTTGGCGTCTGCCTGCGCCATCGGCAGAGCAGACGACGGCCCGGCCGCGTTGCCGAACATCGAACCCTTCGGCGTCACGATGAGCGGCCCGCTCATCGTGTCGCCAGTGAGATTCACATAGAGATTGTCGGCCGTAGCCTGATCTAGGCCGCCGCCGCCGGTGGCGTCACTGCTCGAATAACCGTTGACCTGCACCCACTGCGCAGTGTTGCCGTCGTCGTACCAGATCCAGAAAATTCCGATGTCCGCCTCAAACCAAAGATCGCCCTGCGACGGGCCGACCGGTGGATCGTCGGAGACGGTGTGCAGGCCGTGCGTGACACTCGGCTGCACCGCCCAGCCCTGTCCGTTCCAGACATAGGTGACGCCGCCCGCGGTGTAGGTGTCGTTGACGGCTGGCGCTGTCGGAAAATCGAACGCGACCATGTCAGCTGCTCCCCGACTCTATCGGCATGCCGATGTACGTCTTCATCTTGTTGATCTCGGCGTGCAGTTCCTTGACGGCGTTGATCAGCGCGTAAGTCAGCGCACTGGCGTCGAGCGTGCGTAAATCAGTGACCGGCTGGCCGTTGATGTATCCCGGTCGCTTCTTCACCAGTTCTGGCATGACAGTTTCGGCTTCCTGCGCGATGAGGCCGATGAACTCCTTGCGATCTCTGGCAACGAGATGATTCATAGAGTTCGGATACGGCACGCTCACCACAGGCGGAGTAGGCCCGCGATACGCCGGGTCTGTCGGCGGATCGAACGTGTCATTGCCCTTGAACATGTAGCGCATCGGACTGAGCGAGAGGATTTGCTGAAGCCCGTGGTCGTACGTGCCGGTGATGTTCTTGATGCGCTCGTCAGACCCAGCGACCCAAGTGCCACCGTTAGGTTTGTAGGTAGTGTCAGAGATCGCCGTAAGTGCGTGGTCAGACAGCAAAGTGAGTGTTGACGCTGTGCCAACACTGCCGGTCGTAAACGTCATATCCCCGCCAGCGTTGGTGCTGATGGCGGCGTGGTTCGTGCTGCTGTTGAAGTAGAGAAATATCTGAGACTGCAAATCGAGGATGATGGCACCAGCATTCGCCGGAGAATGGATGGTCAACGGGCCGGTCATCGTATCCCCGGCCTTGCTGACTTTCAGATCGGAGTACTGCTTGGTGACAACTCCCAGCGGCACCGTCGGGTCGTGCGACACTGTCACATCGCCGGTTGCGCGGCTGATCGATAGCGGCGCGTCGAGGGCAACGCCCATGTCGCTGTGCCGCACGATGGTGAAGTCTGACCCCACCCCAGCGTTGCCAACGACGACATCCCAGTGCGCGATGCCGCTCTGCATGCCGGTGAGCTTCGCCGAACTGTTCAGCGGCTTGTTCAGGATGAAGTTCGGCTCAAGTTTGGTAATCGTCAGGTTGCCGGACATCTGATCGCCGACAAGATTCACATAGAGCAGATCGGCGCTGGCCTGATCCATGCCCCCGCCGCCACCGCCACGGCTGCCGCTGCTGCCAGCCGCCTGCACCCACTGCGCGGAGTTGGCATCGACATAGTACATCCAGAGAGTGCCGCTATCTGATTCCCACCACAAAAGTCCGTTGGTCGGAAACAGCGGGGCCTGCTCAGAGACCAGCGCGGTGTGCGTGATCTGCTTCATGCCCGCAGGGTCGAGCGCCGTCGGCACGCCGACCCACATGCGGAACGGGGTCGACATCTCCACAGACAGTTCGCCCGGCTCAAGCGAAGCTGGCGGCAGGTTGGGCTGTGCCGTTCGCTTGATCTTAACTTTTGGGTCGGCCATTTATCCGGTCCTCTTAAGGCGTAAGCCCGGCGATCTGCGCATCGACATATTCCTTGGTGGCGGCGTGCTGCGGATCGACGGGTTCGCCGGGCAGCGTGAGGTATCCCGTCATGACGTCGCCAGCTTTCAAGACGTAATCGTCGAGCACGCTGCCACCGACGCCGGGGGCAGCGCCGCCACCCATCATCCATGCGTAGCCATTCCAGATGTACACCGTCAGTCCGTCGCTGGAGGTGAAGACCGTGTCCGGTGCCGGGTTGGCAGGAAAATCGAAGGCCATGTCAGTACACTCCACAATCGACGACACCCACCTTGAACGGGCTGCCGGGAAGACCAGCGCCGACGATGGAGATGTTGTCCACCACGACCTTGCTGGTGATCTGCACCCACTGCGTGGAGTTGCCATCATTATATTTAACAAACAAGAATCCCGTATCCGATTCCCACCAAAGCCGGTTGTCGTCAGCGTCGACCGGCGGCTCGTCGGCGATCATCACGCCGGTGGCATGCAGCGCCACCCACGCCGAGAACGCCGCGCACAAATTCTGTAGCGAATCGCAATTCCACGTCCCGGTCGGATCCATGCACTCGGCGAAGCTCAGTAGCTCCGAGACGATGGCGTTGACCTGCCGCGGCTCGATCCGCGCATCGCAATCCGACGGCAGCGCCGACGCATCGCACGGCGCTATAACGAACGGCGGCAGCGGCGAGTAGGCATTCTGGACGTTCGGCGGGGCGAGCGGCACACCAGCGGCATCGCGGTAGATGACACCGCCTGCGGAAACCAGATCAGGAAAAATGGTGTTGGCCATCAGCAGCACCTGACTATGTTGGTAGGACAGGCCGGTAGCATCATCGACCTCACGATACATTCAGCAGCGAGCACACCCGGCCAGACACGGTCGGGCAAACCAGCTGGCTTGTCGCAACCACGATCCCAGTACGCCGGGATCTGCGGCCGCGGCATCTGCGTTTCGCAGACGTCGCCACTGCCGCAACCTTCCAGCCAGTCTCGCTTGTTGCAGATCTCGAATTGCGGGTTGTCCGTGCACAACAGCGCGCACGGATTGTCGGAGGTGTAGACGTAGACCGGCTTCAACTCGGCACCGAGTGAATCGATCACCCAGTTCAGGCCGCACAGCGTCTTGACCACACCCATGTTGGCCCGATTGAGTGCGATAGCAACGCCGCGTTTCACCGCGCACTCCAGTTCGGGCGGATAATCCGGCGGGCAGAACATCGGACCGCAGTCGGTCCACACTTCCAGCGGCGTCAGTTCGTCGGTCAGTACCGAACGGCAGTGCTGGTTATAGCAATCTTCCCAGCGCAACCGTGACAGGTGATTGTCCAGCGTCGTCACCGCGGTCCACGGGTTGCTCTCGCGCAGCGATACCCACAAACCCCCGTGCACCACCATCCGCAGCTTCAGCACCGTGTAGATCGCATGCAGCACCAGCGACGGGCAGCGCGGATCCGTCAGCAGCGGGCACTCTTCCGGGTGCTCCGGGTTGCCTTCGAAGTAGCTGATCGCCTCCGCCTTCCAGTAGTCCCAGAGCGGTCCTGAAGGCAGCAAGTTCATAAACGCCACAAAAGTGCAGCAGAGATCGTTGCCGCACAATGGTGGCGGACAGCACCCGGTTTCGTCTAGCTCCGTGCATGGCTGACACCCATCCGAAGTCAAACAACCCGGATCACCCGGAACAATCGGGTGAACTGGCGCGTCGATCAGGCAGTTGTCTGAGTAATCTAGCATTGCTGATAAACTGAATCCGGTCCGGTGAAGATGATGCTCTCAAGACACGGCAGCACATCGCACTCCGGCTCCAGCGCGCAGTCACTCATGTAGACCAGCGTGCGCGGATAAGGCGGCGATGCCGTCTCGTAGCCGATGACCTCAAAGCGAACCGATGCGTTGACGTTGCCGCCGACGACGTTGGCAACGATCAACTCCAGCTGCTTGGTCGTCAATGGCATTGACGGACAGATCGTCTTGAACAATTCGCGAATGTAGTTCTCGATCATCTGCTTCTGCGCCGTACTCGGACAGCCTGCGATGTCGACATAGACGTTGATCGGCAACGGTATCGGTCGGATGACGCCGCCGCACACGCCGATCTCGACCTGACCTTCGCCGTAGCCTTGATGCTGGCCGAACATCCACTCCGTGAGATCGTCGACAATATTCTGCGGCGGGATCCCGCACGGGAAGCTGTCATCGAACAGCACGTAGAAGTACATGCCCTTGCCGCAGTTCTTGCAGCCGCAATCGCCGCAGTCCGGGTCGCAACGGCAGCACGAACCTTCGCGAACGCAAACCCGCGTGGCGCACGGGAACTCCAGAAACTTCTGCTTGATCCATGCCATCGTGGCGCGCGGCTGATACGCCAGCCGTTCAAGGTATCGCTTGCGGAATTCTTCGCAGGTCTCTTCGGCCGAACCGCCGCAGAACGCGCCGCCGCAGATTGTCACGTCGGCGTCGATGCCCGGTGCCGGTGTCGTCAGCGTGCCTTCGGTCACCGCGCCGTCGGAGTTCATCTCCGGCCCCGGTGCTAGCGCGCGGATACGCACGATGATCGAGCCGGAATCCGGCATCGTCAGCGGAATAGTACCGACCGACACGAAGGTGCCAGCACTGGTCTGGATTTCAAACGTCGCCGGAATCGGCGACCCCGGCACGCCGGTTAGTTTGGCGTAGCCTTCAGCATGTGACGGCGGATGCGGGAACACGCCATTGCGCGCCGCCATCTTGTACAGGTTCTCGCAGCACGCCGTCTCCGGGTTGGTCTCGCGCCACATCTGATCGGCGATGGCGTAAAACTGTTCGGCCGCGGCGTAGTCGTTCGTGACGACGTACCACTCGTTCGATTCTGGATAGATCTTGCCCCCGCCCAAAACGGTGGACGAGAACATGTTCTTCAGATGGTCGAACAGTTCCTGCGGATCTGGTCGTGGAATTGTGCATGACATGGTGCGTCAGTGCCAGACCCAAGTCTCGGAGACGAAGCTGCCAGCAAGATCGATGCGACTTTGACCGGTGACCGTGTACACCGTGACTACGACAGCCACACTGTTCGACCCACGGTATGTCGCCTCAACGTCGACAGATTCGGCAATGCCGAGAGCTATCAGTTTCCCCATGTCCGCACGAACAGCGTTGGCGATAGCCTTCACTGCATCGGCGGTGCGAATGTAGCTTTTCTCTGCCGCGTTCCACATCGTAGAGCCGATATAGAGACCGTCGTCGCGGTACGACTCCGACCAATGGCCATACGTTGCAGCTGGCGTCGGGCATCGCAGATTGGTGCGTGCCCGTGTATTCAGGATGTTGAGGATGTAGCCTTTCAGCCACTCATCATTCTTGATCGTACGGTAGCTACCAGCGTCGGGGTCCGGCGGAAAAATCCGCGGATCGACGTATGGGTCAACCGTGATCTCCTCGTACTCCAGACCCGGAATGGCGCACTCGATGCCGCAGAGATTATAGCTGCCGCACGCCTCTACCCGAGTCGTCCAGAATATCCGGCGATGGCCGGTAGTCTGCTCAAGGCAAGGGTCGATTTTGTCAAAGTGCATCGCCGAGATCCAGTTCGAACTGCGCGGGCTGACTGCCGCCCCCGCCGCCGCCACTGGATTTCTTTGCCTCCTGCTTATTGCCTTCAAAGCCGGGTGGCTTCTGACTGCCACGCACCACTTCAGGCGTCCTGATAAATTTGTTGACGACTAGCTCGCCATCGATGATCAGCTTCTTGACGCGGAAGACACCTTCCTCGCCTTTGATCTCGAATTCACCTTTTTCGCCGACCGCGAACTTGTTCTTGGTGACGTGCGTCAGCTTGTCCGAGATATGCACCGACACTTCCGGGTCGGTCGGATGCTGAATGCCGCCCTCGTTCTCCGGCCAGCGCCGCTGCTTGTCATGCGGGATCTGGAGCACGGCCATCTTAAGCTGGGTGTCGCTCGACGATGCCAGCAGGAACACTTCAGCGTCGTGATCCTTCTTCAGCTTGAAGCTGCCGCTGCCCATGACGAGGACAGTTGCCTCCTCATCCGCGGTATCGGTGCCTTTGACTTTGATGATCGCGCCAGCGTCGTGATACTCCAGTTCGCCGTAGACATGGCGTTCCAGCCCATCCTGAACGTCGTTTGATCGAGCACCGAATGGGACAAATGGTATGCTCATGAAATCTCTCCAAACCACGGGGGAAGGGTTAACGGCGGGGTCTTACGCATCTCTTCTTGCTCTTTTTTCTGTTCGTCGGTAAGCGGCTTCGCAGCCATCTCGACCAGCGACATCAACGGCAATTCGCTCAGCATAGGCGGAGTCCACGGGTCGGGGTACTGCCCTTCCACAATCGGTATACCGGCCTGCCCGCGACGAGCCATGCCGATCCCCATGTTGATGAGATCGAGACCGAAGCCGCCCATCCCACCTCCGCTACCTCCGCCACCGCCCGCGCCACCCGATGGTGGCGGCGACAGCGTCAGCGTGGTCTTCAATTCCTTCTCGGCGTTGACGTGGTAGGTCAACTCCGTGCATTCGAACATGTCGAAGATGCCCTCCGGCGGCACCTCGACGTAGTGCATGTTGCCGATGTCCCACGGTGCGCCGGATGACGACTGAACGTGGAATACCTCGATGGTGATCTTCTGGCTGGCGCTGTTGCGCTTGTTCATTTCGAACCGCGCACGTCGCTCAAGCTCCTTGTCGGTCGCATCGCCGTAGTGCGGAATCGTCAGTAGGTTTTTGCTTTTGACCTTCTGATTCTTGACCGTCTTGTGGGTCTTCTCCAACGCCTTCTTGCCGCGGATATCCTTCTTGGTGCGCTGGCCCTTCACCTTCACTTCCGATTTGGCCTTGTCTTCGGACTGCTCCGCCGAGAAGGTCAGAATATTCTGACCGAGAATGAGCGGCTCGCCGCCGCTGGTCATCCCGGCAACACCGTCGCAGACCACCAGCTTGCCGTCACGGCTCTCGTACATGAAGTAGCAATTCTCGGTCGCGATCCGGTGCAGTTCATCCATCACCAGCGCGCCATCGCGGAAGCGCACCTTATCCAGCTTGATGACCTCGCCCTTCCACTCGGTCTGGATCTGCCAAGGCTCGATCAATTTATCGACCACTTCCTTGGTGGTCGGCTGCATCATGTTTGTGGTCGGATGCTGGTGCGAACTGTCGATCAGCCGCTTGGTCTTGCCGCGTGCCGACAGCTTGATGGTGTACTCGGTCGCGTTAATGGACACGCTGGATTGCGTACCGCCCGCGCCCTTGCCTTCTTTCTGATTGCTCTCGTCCGCGCCTTTCTTGCCTTTTTTGGTGCCGCTGCCTTCGCGCTTGTCAATGCTGCCGCAGAACGCCAGCTGACCACCGATGTAGACTGTAATCTCGGCACCGCACTTTGCTGCCTGTACCATCGGGCCAGACGACATCGCACCGGCGAAAATAGTGCAGCTGAGCGAGCCGGTCATCTCATCCTTGGATCTTTGAAGCGTCATCTCAGTCCAAGTATCGAGTGCCGTGCCACCAACACAGATGACAACCGGCGACATCATGTCGGCGCAACCCCTGATACAATCATGCCCATGCGTCCGTTAGCGTCGATGATGTTGCGTTCCTCAAGCTCACGGTGCCGCTTGGCATCTTTGTAGATCACGTAGGCTGCGACCAGCGGGTGCACCCCGCCGGAGAAATTGACCAGTATCTGTCCGGGCAGACGGTACGACAGGTCGTACATCATCTTGCTGAACTCGACGGCGTACTTCTCGATCTCGATGAACAGCGCGTTGTCGCACTGGGTGTAGGCAGCGTTGGCTTCGTCTTCCAGCACAGCCATCACAGTCGACCGTGCAGCCAGTGCCTCTTCGACGGTCGGATACTTCTGCCCCATCGCCGCTTCGGCCATGCCGACGCCAGCGAGAAGCCTGAACCTGCTGACGACAGCCTCGTCGCTGACGACTGCCGGGCCGGGCGGCAGGCCCGGTGTCGGATGCGCCGCGTTGACCAGCTTGCGCATGATACCGAATTTGTTTTTCGGGTCGACGACGTTGCGCTTGATTAGCTCAAAGCCCTGCACCAGCGCGTCGTCGACGTTCGGCGCTGACAGCGCCAGTCCGTCATCCTTGGCGACCTCCCACATACGGAAGATCGCACGCCAGTCATTGGCGGGAGAACCGGAGGCGACAACGTGTTCGGCGACCTGCGCAACAGACCAGATCAAACCTTGCGCCTTATTGACGACCTGATCCTTCCACGGCAGCGGCACTATCGTTGGTGTGTAGTCCCGATAGAAAGACGTCTGTGACGCCGCAAACAATCCAGTGGAGATGATCCCAAAGATCGATCCAAGGATCCCGCTGAAGCCGATGTTCGCCTCGACGAACTCCAACTCAGCAGTCGTTTTGCCCGCTGACTCCTCCAGCGAATCCTTAACCTTAACAGACCGGCACGCGACCATGACGGAGCCGCGTGTAGGATGAACAAGAATGCCCGGCCCCGGAGATTCGCAAGCCGCGAACAACGCTTGGCTATCCCAGACATGGTCATCTTCCTTGAACACAGCAGTAAGAGCGTAGACGCGGATCTTGCGACCAAGATCCGCGTACGCTGTGTGCTCACCGAAGGGAAACTCCCCTTCGGCACCCCGACGTCCGCCTTGGATATCGGCTTCGGTACAATAGAAACCTACCCCCTTGAACGAGGCAGGTACTACGTCCTTGTCGATAGCGCAGACGGAACGCGACATTTAGCGACCGCGACCGCTCTTCGCCTTGGCTTTGACAGCCGGACGCGCTTGCTTCTGCGGCTTGCTCACCTTGCGCTCAGCCCGATTATTGCTGGCGATGGTTTTCTTCGACGACCCTTTTTTAAGTGGCATGCGTACTCTCCTACACTGTTACCGGACTTGCGCCGGTGTTGGCCTTGGCCTGTACGACCTGTGGAATGTTCACGTTGACAGTCGCTGCTGATATGCGCGCAGCGGCTGCATTACCGATAGCAGCACCAATGCTGCCAGCTTGTCCATTCAGCGTGCTCGCTGCGTTCGATCCGACGGTCGTTCCACTCTCGCCGATGGTCGATGCACCGGAAGTAAACATGCTGGCGAACTGCACCTTGGCCGGGTTGAAATCGATCAGTTCAGTGACCGGCTTCAGCCCCTGTGGAAGAAGACTGGGCAAGAACGACGGCGGTCTCGCGCCCGCCGGAAGATCGCCGGGCAGCCGCGGCACCGGCGGCGGGACCGCAGGCTTCGCCGGTTCTGTCGGCGTGACCAGTATCGGCTGCTCCACTGCCAGCGGCCCTTTTGGCGGCTCTACCACCGGCGGCGGTGGGGTCACCACAGGCGGCGGCGGAGGCGGCGGAGGCGGCGGAGGCGGCGGAGGCGGCGGAGGTGGCTCTACCGCCGGTGGCGGCGGTGGCGGGGTCACCACAGGCTTCGGCTCTTCCGGTACCGCGGCGGCCAGCTTCTTGAAGAAGTTGAGCAAGAACGTATTCATCTCCGCCGAGCCACCAAGTTTCCCGGTGTAGCCAAGCGACGTCGCCAACTCCTCGCGCGACTTGACTGAAGTGGGCTGGTTCAGCGCCGCCAACAAAGCGGTGATGGACTTCACCCCGGCGAGGCCGCCAGTGGTGTTGAGTTGTTGCAGTGCCTTGACCGTCTCAGCAGATATCGGCCCGGTCGCAGAAGGAGCAACGACCGGTTGGGCTGTGACTGGATCGAGTCCTGCCGCTTGCCGGAGCTTCTCCATCTCAGCAGCTTCTTGAGCTTTAAGAGCGGCCTGTTCTTGTTTCAGCGCCTCAACGCGAGCTTGGGCTATGGGGATCTGACGCTCGACATCCCTCTGCTGGTTTTCCGCCCCCTCAATCGCGCGATTAATATTGGCCAGCCTCTGTCTGTTCCTGACGGTAGGATCCGACTTCACCGCCGCCTCTGCCGCTGCCTTCTGCTTTTGCAGGTTTTCCATCTGCGCCGGGGCGGCTTTGTCCAGCTGCTGTAGGTGCTCAAGCTGTTGATTAGGATCGCCCCCACCGAAGTAATTCATCATGGCTCCCGCCGCCGTCAGCAGCGCGCTGGAGCCGGTGACCAGCATGGCCGCGCCCTTCTCCATCGGCGTGGAAGTCGGATCAAGCAGAGTTCTGGCGGCACTGGCGGCGGTCATGGCGGTGATCATCGCACCTGCCGGGCCGCCCATCATCTGCGCAACGCCTTTCGTCATCTCAAGCGCAGCACCGGCGTAGTCGCTCTTTTCGGCTGCCTTCCCGGCCTTATCCATCGCTATCGAGAACGGCGCAATGGCGTCGGTGAAAGCGCCCCCTGATTTGTCGAGCGCGCGGGCCATCGCAGTTTGAAACGACGCACTCATCCGCTCTGTGCCGCCGCGGAATGTCTTGTCGCCGAGATGCGGATCGAGATCTACGAAGCCAGCCGCCTTTTGCTGACGCTGAAACTCGCCACTCTTCAGTGAGGTGACAATGTCGGCGAAGGCGCGTGCGCCAGATGTCGAGAAGCCGTGTTCATCGAGCCAAGTACCGACGGCCGCCGACGAGGTTTGGTCTACCCCGGCCTTCTCCAGCAGCGGCATAATCCTGCGCTGGGTAAATCCGACCAAGTCAGAGGCCGCCTCTTTGACGAGGTCACTGTCTGGAGCACCACCTTTCTTGCGAAGCCCCAACGCTACCTGTGCTGCCTTATCCTTCTTGTTGATGGTGCTGGTCGACAGATTCTGAATGGCCGTGCGGAATTCTGCGGTCGACTGCCTGCCGCCCTCGTCTCTGACCAGCAGCAAGTCGGTGAGTCCCTTGGGACTCAGCTGTTTAGTGACCGTCGACCCCAACTGCTGAAGCGCGCGAACTGCCTCTTCAGGCTTGATTTCACCGCCGGTAGCGATGATCGCCCGCATCGCGGACTCTTGAATGGCCTTGATCTTGGCGTCGTCGACGTCTTGACCCATGATCTGGCTGACGCGCTCAAGCTGGCGTGATGCTTCTCCACCCTCCTTGGGATCCTTGAACGTCATGCCCATGATCTGCGCATTCCGCGCAATCCGGTTCATGGCGACTTGCATGTCTTCGGATGACTTACCGGCGGCCTTGAGAGCGTTCAGCTGCTCGACTGAAGCGTTGGCAATATCAGCCGCCGGAATGCGGTTGAACTCTTCCTGCGCCTTCCGAGCCATCGCCATGATGTAATCGGTCTGCGGCGTAAGCTGGTCAGTCCGGCCTTTATCGAATCCAGACTGCCGCAGTCGCGTGCGGGCATCTTCCGAACCAATCACGCCATCGACTGCTTTTCGCGCCACGTTTGCGGCTACGGCATAAGCCGTGCCGCCGACCAAGACGCTGGCAGCACCGCGCATGACAGAGAAGTTGCCAAGCTGGTGCTGTACACCGGTCTGCCTGAGGCCGCGACGATTGGCTCCGGCTCCGGCACCGCGACCGGCTCCGCCGCCACCACCACCACCAGCCTGCGTATTGACGTTGATCGGCCGTGCCGCTTGCTGGCGCAAGCGATTGATCTGCTGCTGTGCTCGCGTCAGTCCACTGGTGTTGACGTTGAGATTGACCCGTGCAGAACCGGCCTGCCGTGCCGCGGCTTGCAGCGCCTTCATCTTTTGAAGCGCCGACTGGATTCCCTTCTCATTGATGGTGATGTTGACTTTGATATTCTTGAGCGACCTAGCGGTTTGCTCAAGCTTCTTCAGTTCCGCGTTGATCTTTCTGATCGCCGCAGATGACTGGTCGTTGACCTTAAGTGTGGCTTGTTCAGTAAAACTAGCCATGGGCTAGGGTTTGCCCCCTGCGAGGATGATTCTGTTTCTGATTTCGCGCCGGTGCACTTTTTCAAACGCCGACATGCGCAGCGTCATCAAGGGTATGGAGAGCGCCCGGATGTCGCCAGCCGACGAGGAGTAGTACCTGTACTCCTCGACCCGCTCTATGATTCGTCCGGCGACCCTAGAAAAAACGGCAGGACGTCGTTGCTGATGGCGAGACCATCAGCCGCAGAGATCTGATTGACCGCCCACGACGGCAGAGTTTGCAGATTGCTGCCGAGTGGCTTGGCGATGGTCTGAACCAGCAGCAGCGCCTGCTGCAAACCAGTACCGGCCGCCATGATGTCCTCGACGTCGCCGTAGGTCGTCGCCAAGAACTCCAGTTCCTTGATCATCTGCTTGCCCTGCCCGCCGGGGATCGGCGTGCCAAGCTCGTAGACGATAGCCTCGCTGATGCCGTCACCTTTGCGGACGATCTTGCCCGCAGGACCATCACCATCATCGAGCTTGTCGATGATTGTGCGCGCCACCGGAATCGGCATGCGGAGCAGGTCATTCGTCGGCACAGGAACGATAGCGTTCCCGATGTAGAAGACGACCTGCTTCAACAACCGATTACGCCGGAGCTTCGCCTCAAACGAATTCGGCGAATCCATGGTGCGGGTTTCGAGGACACAATCGACGAACGCTGGCAACGTCAAAGGTTTGATGACAGCGCCGTCGATCACTTTGTCGCCCAACGGAAAAGCTATCACTAGCTTCTCCGGGGCGTTCGGAAGTTTAGCTACCGCTGCGTCTGCCATGAACTAGGCCGCCGTTGCGAAGGTCGGCTGGACGACCTGCTCTGTGGACTCAAGCGTGCCGACCGGCAGCAGTTCATCGATCTCCCTGAACGAGAGCGTCAGCGTCACCTCATGGGTGTCTGACTTATCGTCCCCGGTACCGGTGCCCTTGACCGCCGAATAGACCAGCCCGTTGTAGTACTCGACCTGTAGCGCCACGTCACTACAGCCCTGATACATACTGAGCGGGATCCTGAGATCGCGGATCACTTTGATCTCGACCTCCGGGTTAGATGGCTTTCGCGTGACGTAGCCCTGCGGCAACGGCTCGTTGTTGAAAGCGCACAGCCGCCACGTCGGCAGATCCTCACCCGACAGCTTGTGCGAGATCGGGCCGTAGATGGCACCGGTATCGCAGTCGAGGAACGTCATGAGGATGTTCTTGACGCCTACCTGATTTTCGCAAGTCATGGGGACAATTCCTTTCTAATTGAGTTGCGAGTGGATGCTCAGCAATTGCTGAGCATCGCAGGCTGCGCGTTGATGGTGATGGTGCTGATGCGCACCGGCGGACGATAGGTGAAGTCGATCCAGAGCTTACCCGGAATGCCTTGGCACTTCGGAGCAACCTCGAAATCGGTCTTCAGCTGAATGTCCTGATCGATGTTCTCGAATTCCGAGAACAGGTACCCGACCTGAGATTTCGCCCAAGCCCGGAACTGACCAAGAATCATGCGCGGGTTGGTGCCTCGCACACCGGCAGGCACCGTGGTGTTCTTGGTGAACAGGCCAAGCCCCACCACTTGACCAAGCGCAATCGCCGCCTGATCGGCAGTCGCAGCAGCGAGCCGCCGCGAGTTGACGTTCCACCACGTCGCGTTCAAACGACCGTTCTCGTCGTAACGGTTGTTGGTGGAGTCGTTGACGACCATCGGCTGGGTCATCGCGCCGGTGCCGCCCTGAAGCGGAACGGTGACGACGAAGCCCGTGGCCTGAAGCAGCTGCTGCTCTTCGAACGTGAAGCACTGGAAGCAGGCTTCCGGCTGACGCAGGCAGGCGAGGATGCCGAAGTTCGGACCCTGCACTGACATCTCCGGGTGATCGATGGTGATGCAGCAGGAGTGCGCCGCATAGGCCGCCGCCTTCAGCCAGCCGACAACCGGGTCGGACCAGCAATGGGCGATACGGGAGACCTCTGCCGAGTTGGTGTCGGCGGCGAGGATCTGACCGAACGAGCCGTAGTTGTAGGTGTAGCCATGACCGAAGCACTGCGGCTTGTCGCACGACCACGCGGACGCGATGTAGGCGATCATGTTGTCCTGCCAGTCATCGTTGGCATAGAGCATGCCGATGCAGCAGTAGCAGCACTCGCCGAGAATGGCGTCGTAGTTCGGCAGAGCATAAGCGGTATGCGAGCCGATTACAGTCTGCGCCACCGTCATCTCGATCCCGGCCGGAGCGTAATCACGACGCTGATGCCAGTTGTAGATGAAGTTCGTGGCGTTGCCGACAGTGCCCTTGTTCTTGTACGTCAGCGTGATGGCACCGCCAGCTGCGACGGCATCCATCGGGAGACCGGCTTCGCTGTTGAGCGACAGCGCCACGTTGGTCGCGATCTCATCCGCCGTGTCACCTTCGTGCACGCGCGTCGAAGTGTTGTAGCGGCCATCGACCATGAACAGGTCGACGCGGCCGTCGCTCTCTGCGGTGCCGGTGAAGGTCAGCACGTACGCCGCAGCCTGCTCAGCACCAACTTCAGCGTCCTTCCACGGCAGAGCGTAAAACTCCATCGCGTGGTTGGGGCAGCACAGGAACGCGGTCTTGAGACCTTCGCCGATGATGCTGCCTTCTCCGAACAGGAGATCGGCATCACGCAGCGACGGGATCTTGAGCAGGGCACCGCTCTCGGCAGTGCCCGTGTCGAGCATCTGACCTTCGATCAGAATGCGGCACTTGCTCTTGTAAGCGTTCAACGAAGGGTCGAAGCAGATGCGGATCGCGCCGGACCGCAGGCTGTCGATTGACATGGGGTCGCTCCTTTTCGCCGGGTCGGCGGGTTAGTGGTTTCAGTTATCGCGAGGCTTGGGGGCACCAGTACCGGGAGCTTGCTCGCCGGTCGGCTGGATGGTGTGACGGCCGCCGCCGGGCACAGGTGCCGTCGGGCCTTTCTCTACCGTCTTGGATTTGCTTTGCGACGGCGGGGCTTTCGGATCCAGCCCGCCTTCGACTTCGATGTCTTCCCAGTGTTCGGCAAGCCGCCGAATGTACGGATTGTCGGTCACAGGGACGAACTTGTCCTCTGGAATCATCTTGCCTTCGAAGAAGGCTGCCCGTCCGGGCTTTGTCTTCACATAGATCATGGCCATGTCCGGCCTCCTTTGCGGCGGGGTTGAAAAATGAGTCTTCACTGGCATGGGTCTTCGTCTTCCAGACAGTCAGGATCGCAGCAGTCCGACAACGGAGCACACATGTTGAACTGAATGCCCTTGATGATCTGGACATCCTCGTCCATCACCCGCGGCGCGACCCAACGGAAGTACGCCATGAAGGTGAACGTCAGCGTCACGGCCAGAGGCTCAGCCTCGATGGTCATGCCACGATAGGAAATCATCTCACAGCCCGGTGGCTCCCAGCGACCCATCTTCCACAGCAGCGTGTCGCGGATCTGCTCGTAATCGTAGTAGCTCCAGAACGGCGTCTCGGTGCCGTTGGCCTTTTTATAGCGCGCTGGCTCAAGCCAGAAATCGACGATGAACGTATCGGTGATCTCGAAATTATCGAGGTTGCCCTGCTCGTTCGGATCCGCGGTCGAGCGTATGAACGCGACCATCACCAACGGCAGTGTCGGCACATTATCTTTAGTGATCGACACTTCGGACACGGCCAAAGCACGGCCATTGGTCTCAGGAAACCACTGCGCTAGCTGTTCAGCTAGCGCAGGTAGAAACTTCTGCTTTGCGGGGGATACCCGGGCATCCATCTTACGCAGATTCTTCCTTATTGTCGTCCTGATCAAGCGCGAGCTTGATGTCGTCGACTGTGCGCTGATGCTTCGCACTCAGCTGCTGAGCGATCTGCTCGTTGTTGAAACCTTGCGCCTTCAACGCCTTTGCAGCGGTGCGCAGTTGCTCCTGCTCCTGCTGCTTTTTCTCTTCCTGCTGCTGCTCTTGATTTTCGTCACTCATTGTAGCGTCTCCCTTTGTTAACCTCTTGTCCACTCAACCCACTTGCCAAGACGGCTGTGGCTCATGCCCTCTTTCAGCGCGTTGTCACTCATTTTCCGGCGGGCCATCTTGCTGGTGCCGTTTCTCAGGAAGCCTGAGTATGGCATGCCGGTGCCAATAGTCACAGAATCGGCCGTGGTCTCGTGACGGATCGAACCCTTCAAGCCACCGGTCCTGCTGTTCGGCCACGCCCCCGGCGCACTGGGCGGACGCCAGCGCCCCATCCCGCTCCGAAATGCGTCGGTCCCCGAGACGCCGATATCGTTCAGCCACCGGTGGATCTCCTCCTGCTTCTTGCGGGCATGGAAGCGACCCCACGGCGAGAACTCGATGGTGAACCCGCTCATAAATCAACTCGCGTCGGCTGCGGCGCGAACGCGCCCTGCGGCGGGTTGACCATGTCTGAGATCTCGATCAGGCGCGTCGTCAGCACCAGAAACTTGTCCGGCTCCGAGACGCCAAGCACCTTGTACCAGCGCGGCGCGCTCTTGAGGAATTCCTCGTAGACGTAGGCCGTATTGGTGACGTTATCGACCAGACCATTCCTGATCGTGATGGCGTGGGTCGCCTTGGCGACCGGGTCCATGATCGTGTAGCCCTGCTGCCCGATGAAGAACGGCAGGCCGTAATGCGACTTGATTCGCGCCCAGCACCAGATCACTTCGGTGCGCACCAACTCCATCGTCTGGCCGTCGAGCACGACGTCCTTCTGGGTGCACAGCGCGATACGGTGCTTCATCTCGTTGATTTTTGGTGCGCCGGGATCTTTCACTGGCTACCAAGCCTCGTTGTCCAGAATGCGCCACGTCTCGATGGCTCCCGAGATCATGGCGATGTTGTTGCTGCCCTGAAGACCGGCGAGACCGGCGCGGGTCTCGATTCGGCTGCGTTGGGTCAGCAATTCGTCGCCGGGATGCTCAATTGCCCATGTCATAAACTGTAACATTCCGAGAACGACCGTGGTCGGCACGTCTTCGGCCGATTTGTAGCCCGCCCGGTAGGTCGCCAGCATGCCGCCGTTGACCGCCCACGGCTTGGCGCAGGGATCACAACAGTTGGTCAGGTCGATCATGTCCTTCTTGATCGGCACCTTGATCTTGCGGCTGCCGGGGACGACCTGAAACGTGGCGTTGTCGACGATGTGGGTACCGCCGTAGAGATAAACGTAGCCATCGGCGACCGGGTACTGGAGCCGGTGCGTGTAGTAGGCGACGTAGGGCCGGAGCCGGTTCGGGGCCGGGCCTTCGATAGGCTCCGTCACCGTGCGCTGCACGCGCAGCAACAGACCCGTGTAGTGCTCCGCGGAGTCCAGCGCCGCACTGCGGTAGAGCCGCAGCTGCTCATCCGTGACCGACGGAATATCATCGATCTTGGCATGGCTGCGGATCATGTCGATCCCCAACCGCACGTCCCAGTCGAGCGGCTTCTCCTCGCCGATGGGGATCGGCGAGACGTCAAGCGGCTTATTGGGAACCTGTCTCAGCACGCCGTGATCCCGATATCGAAGCAGTCAGTCCGGCTGTAACAGGTGCAGGCGCAGTCCATTGCGGTCTGCAAAACCGTGAGACGCCAGACCTCGCACTCGTCGGCCGCCGGGGAGACCGAGATCGGGAAGCTGACGTTGAAGTAGCGGTTGTCGACCGTAGCCGGGCCGACGCTGATGTGAGGCGTGGCGACGATGTTGTCGGTATCGATGCCGATCCCGATCATCACCTCGAAAACGGTGCTGCTCTGGCCATCGCTGGCGGAGGCATAGAAACGATCCTCACCCTTGTAGTTGGCCATCGGCATGTAGGAGAACGCGCCGTCCTCCTGCAAATCCAGCTTGCCATGCTTGGCACCGTACAGCGGCAGCGCCTTGAACTTCAGCGGCGTCTGCTCCGGGTCGCGGATCATGTTGGTGAGGGTGTTCTCCAGCAACGTGTTGACGTCGACCGAGAACTTCGGATCGGAAACGATCTGCGGCGGCACGTTGTTGCCGACCGGCGTCGGACAAGTATCCATCAACTCGATCTGGAACTGGGGCGCGCAATGCAGCTGGCCAATCGGCACCGCCCACGTCGCGTAGCCGACCGAGACCTTGGTGACCGTGCCGGGTTGAAGGGTGAGCTTCTGGCAGCAGCACTTCATGCACTGGGCATCAACCGCAGTGTAATCCTCTACCGTAAAATGCCTCATGGCTGCGCTCCGTTGTTGGAAGTCCGGGGGCACAAGGCCCCCGGTATTTCAGTTCACAGCGTTACGGAGTAACCGGTGCCGGGCACTGGAAGCACGGCGGCGAAGCAAGCGGAATCGCTGAATTCGGCTTGCAGGCATTGCTACAACGAACTTGAATCATCGGTGGTCTCCTTTTCCCGTTTACGGGGCTTGGCTACCGGAGGCGGATCCGGCTCTTTCGCCGGGGCAGTATACGCCTCGACCTCCGCTTCCGTCATCGGCCGGGCGTAGCCATGGTTCACTAAATAACCGGCCGCATCGGGCGGCAGGCCAGCGAACATGGTGTCGCTAGGCCACTCGATACGGACAGGGTCAGCGAAGTAAGCCGGACGGTAATCGAACCACTGCGTGTCCGTTCCACGTCCGGTCGCAACCTGCATCACAACAAGTGTTTCGGTGTCTGCCACGGTATAAACTTTCGCTTGGCCCAGTCGATCCAGCCCAGATCAGGATTGATCGTGCGGCTCAGCTTCACCTTGGCCAGCGGATCGGTCTTGTCGTCGACCTCCTGCATGACACTGATGAAGCCGTCGATATCGGCCTTGAATTTCAATTGACGATCCGACTGCTTGCCGACCAGCCGTATCGACAGCGGCGACAGCATGGTCGGTTGACCATTGGCTACGATGATGTCAGCGACGTGAGGCACGTAGGGGCTGAACTTGGCACCGTTCTCGGACGCAAACACGAACAACCGGCCCAGCTTGCCGGTTGGAGGAAGCGTACCCCGAATGACAACTTCGTCCCCGGGGGACACCCGTAGCATATTGCCGACCGGCACCCTCATCGACGGCCCGACAGGGTGACGACGATCTCGATCTTGCCGGTGTCGCCACTGACCGGGAACACCTTGACGAAGGCGTCCGGCTTGCACGGCAACGTGGCGGTACAGATGCCACCCTTCTTGACGCCTGCCGGAACGGTGACAAACGACTTGGTCGCAGGCACAGCACCCCACGACGCCGAACAGGTGAAGACCTCTTCGATATCGTGGAAAATACCCTCGACACATTGATCGGCATCACTCGGCGGCGCAGCACGGATCTCGAAAACCGCATCGGCAAGGATGTCGCTGTCAGCCTTGAAGGTGAAACCGAATCCGATGTGACGACGGATATCGATAGCCTTGTTGACGCCAGCAGACGCCCACGTGACTTGCCCCTCGTTCTGGTAGGCGACGTTGATCATGTTCATGGTGTCTTCCCCTGATGGAGCAAGCCGTGGCTGCCCTTGCGGACAGCCACGGTAGCTATTCCCGTTACCGCGGACCGGACAGGATCGCGACCGCCTGAACATTGGCGGCACCAACCCCGACCAGCTGAACAAAGGCATCGGGTTTGCACGGCAACGCAGCCGAACAGATCGAGCCTTTCTTTGCTCCGGCGGGCAGGACGATGGTTGCCTGCGGCAGCGGCTGGACGCCCCAGCCTGCTGTACAGGTCAGCACTTCTTCCACCGGCACGAAAGTGCCGGGGACGCAAGGGTCAGCATCGCTGGCCGGAGCCGACTGCACGTTGAACACAGCGTCCGCCGCCAAGTCAGCCATGACATGGAACGTGAAGCTGTAGTTGTTGTGCTTGCGGATATCGATTGGCTGGGCAGCAGTGCCAGACCAAGCGATGATTCCCTGATGCTGGGATGCACCGTTGAGGTTCATGGTTCAATACTCCTGATGAGGATGTTGCTGTGAAGCTTACGGGCCGACCGAAAGGATCGACGCCGCCGGGCAGCACGCAACGAAACCGCCATCTTCGGCACCGAACGAGTAGGCAACACACCACGCGGTGCTCTTGCCTTCCCACTGCTCGATCCAGAGCGGGCGCTTGTTGACGACATAGTACGCCTGTTTCCAAGCGCCTGTCGCCGCGATGAACGACCCGGTGACGAACGGCTTGGCAGGAGAACCGTCCAGCGTCAGGTTGTTGGTCGGATCGGGCAGGCAGTTGGAGATGCGGATGTTCTCACGAACGTCCGACGGGCCGTAGGTCATCAGGCCGTCACCGAACAGGAAGCGCCCGTTGGTGTCGACCAGTGCGGCCAGATACGCGAAGGTGTTCTGATGCATGACCGTGGTGACCGGACCGTATTCCACCGGCACTGCGCCGTGGAACAGGCGGAAGTCGACATGGGTCAACCCGGTCGACGGCGTGGACCGCTTGGTGAAGCAGTCGTTGGTCAGCCAGCCGAGAGGCTCGTTGACGCCGTCACCGACCATCGTGGCGCGGTTACGGTTGATGCGGTAGGACCGCGCTGCCGCCTGATACATGAAGGCGAGCAGGTCGTAGTTGGCTTCGGCGAGAACCTTGCGGTTGAAGCAGAACACGCCACGGAAGTCCGAGACCTGTCCGTTCTTGAACTCGATGTTGCCGGGCGGGCCGTACTCGGCATCGCACTTGGCATCGCAATCGTACTGGCCGATGGCACCGTAGTCGGTGACATGCGGGTACATGAACTGCGACTTGCCGACCGAGACCGAGTTGTAGAGATCGAGAAGCTCAGCGCACTCGACAATACAATTCATCTCGATGCCCAGCATCTCCGGGCTGAACAAGGCTGAGTCGAGGCTGGAAGCTTCGAACGCCTTGCGCTCATGCTCGTCGAGGCTGCGCACGATCTTCGCCCGCGGCTCGATGCCAACCTGCATCATCTTGCGCACCGCCGACCGATAGTCCTTGGCGACGACAAGATTGTCCATGTCCGGCTTGAAGTCCCACTCCAGTCCGCCCTTGAACAGGAAGGCCCGGCGCTGAAGTTCGACGGCCGCTGCGCGGTCGCTCTCTTCCAGATCCTTGCCGCCCTTGATGATGGGTTGATCCATCTCCTTCTTGACCTGATTGAGCGCCTGCTCAAGCATCTGAATCTGCTTGATCTGCTCAGCGTAGTCGGCGGCGTGCTTGAGCACGGTCGCCTTCAACTCTTCGGTGGTCGCCTTGACGCCGCCGAAGTGGTTGTTCAGTTCGGTGTACTGCACCTCACTGTCCTTCTTGGCCTTCTCCAAGGCGGTGACGATGTTACTCATCTCCGTGGTCAGCGGCGCGAGCAGCGCCTCTGCTGTTTTCGTATCGGCTGGTGCTTCCTTGGTGATGTACGAGCCGCGAAACACGCCCGACTTGAGCGCGTTCAGTCTATCTTTGGAGTTCATGGTCTGTGACCTTGCTTAAGGGAGTTGCGCCCGTGCCTTGGCTATCAGTTCAGCCATAGGCTTGAGCATGGATACATCCAGCAAGGGATGCGCGGGTTCAGCTTTCGCCTTTTCCGTCAGCAAGGACGTTTTCGGCTGGAGAAGATGCACATTACTCTTCGCCCAAAGGGCAAGTTTGTGTGCCTCTCTCCGACTAGTGCAGAGTCCGTCGGCCACAAGAGCCTTTTCGAAATCCGCCATAGTGTCTAGTTCCAAGACGCTGGAAGATCCAGTTTTGATGAACGTCATCTTGGCATCTTTTTGCGATGGGAAAGTCACAATGGACACTTCCATCAAATCACCCTTCTGCACGATCAGCCACGGATCGTCGTCGTTCTCCATGGCGTCGTTGAACTCGAATTCCTCCAGCGTGAAGCCGACCGAGAAGTTCAGGCCGCCATTCTGCTTCAGCACGGCGTGGATGTCCTTGACGTAGCTGACATCCATATAAAGCTGGCCTTCCAGCAGCAGGTTGTTGTTGACGGTCTCCAGCTTCTTGATCTTGCCGCCGACCTTGTTCCAGTCGTGGCCGATCAGCAGCTGCACGCCACCGGGACCGCCGAGACCTTTTTCCTTGATGCTGTCATCGAACGCCTTGGCCATCACCTTGTGGCCGTGGCGGTCGGTGCCCGGAGTAGAGGCGACACCGGCAATATAGCCTTCGGGAATCCCCGGGGCATCGCTCAACGTGATCGGGTTGAACGAGATATCGCACTGAATCGTGTCGCCCTCTTTCCATTGGGTTTTCATTGCAAGGCTCTCCCGCCATTGTCTGCCGCTGGATTCTCTGGATCCGGTCCGCCGTCGCGGCCGGGCAGCTGCGGCACCTTGGCATTGGGTGGCGGCAGCTTGTCATTCTCGTCGAGGGTCGCCGCGGCTTTCTTCGGCTCAAAGCCGAGAATGTCGCGCTTCTCGTTGTTGGACAGGAAGGTGACTTGGCTCAGCGTCTTGCCGAGATTGGCTCGCCCTTCCCACAGCGCAGGCACTTGATCGAGATCGAAGCTGATGCGCGCGCCCGGGGGACAGATCGATTGCGTCATGCCCGCGGCAATCGGGACCAAGTAGCAAGGCACCACGGTGTCCTGCCAGTAGCTGAGACGGGACTCGACGTAGTTGCTGGCGTACTTGGCGGCGTCGGCTGAGCCTAGACCCAACAGCGCCACCGGCACGCCGAACACGCCAGCGATCTGCCGGGTCATGTCGTCCAGCGGCAGTTTGGAGTGGATGTCGCCCATGCCGTTGTCGAGCGTGTGCACCTTGACGTCGGTGTTGTAGAGAAAAAGGATCTCGCCGGACTTCTCGCCACCGGCGGCAGATTCTTCAAGGTGCTTGATCAGCGCCTCTTTCTGCTGCCGCGTGATGCTCTTCTCGGCCGTGATCACGTACTTGACGTTGGGGTGGCCGGTCGCTGTGTCCAGCGCGCGCTGCATCAACGCCTTGATGATTTGCAGCGGGATGCTCAAGGACTCGATGGCCGCCGGGGCCTTGTTGTACTCGACCAGACCAGTGAGGCTGGGGAATGCAATCTCGGCGGCGTAGGCTACGCCGGTGTTGCCGCCACGTTCGGCGGTGCGCCGGGATGGCAGCGTGCTCTGCTGCTCGCCGTAGCCGTACTCGTACTTGTCGACAACGCCGCGAGTGTTGATCACGCCACGGACGTGCTTGGCCGCCAACGGATAGAGGCCGTTGGCAACACCGTTGGTACCGACACCGACCTTGAAGTGCGCCCGCGCGTACAGCATCAGATTGAGGGCAATCCAATACTGCATCTGCTGGCTGGTGTAGGTGTCGTTGGGCGATTTCAGCAGTTCGTTGATCGCCTTGATCTTGCCCGGCGGAGCCTGCTCCGAGACGTTGGTGTTCGGATCGGCTTCACAGAACCATGGAACGCTTTGCACCGACGACGCGATGAAATTGGTGATGCGGTACAGCTGCGGTGATTCGCGCTGCGCCACATCGGCTGTTGCTATTGCCTTGGTCGAGAGGAAGCGGACCGACTGCCCGCCCATGACATAGATCGGACTGTTCGGCTCGTCGCTGTCTTCGCGATCCGGCTTCCTCTTGATGAACCAGTCCGAGAACGCCATCAGTGCAATCGCTTCTGAATGACCGGGGAATACTTCATCTGATTGTCGAGCATGGAGGCCAAGGCCGCCATGGTGCGGTAGATATCGGCAACGGTCTCCGGCCCGGCACTGTCGGGGTGCTCGCAATAGTGCTGCGCCGCCTTGTTGCAGGCAGCGGCCAATCGCTGGAGATCGCTATCCATTGGATTCAGACCTGTCGGCGGACCACAGCGTTGCGGCGCTGGGCGAGTGCGGAAGACTGAATCACTTTCGGCGGGGCCGACTGCGGTGCGTGGCTCTGCTGCGGACTGGTGAACGTGCGCGTCAACGGCGCATGCTGGCTCTGCCCCTGTGGCGTCGACCGCCGGGCGTATGATCTGTTTCCACCACCGCATCCACATCCCATGATCAATCCTACCAAAGCTTGAGTTTCAAAACGCCGCCGCTGTCGTCATCGTCCAGCGCGGTCTCCTGTGCAACGTCTTCGACAGCGTAGCGCGTGGCGTCCCAACCGTGATTGTAGGCATCGACTGGAGTCGAGAGAGCTTGGTTGGTCAGCTTGTCGGTCATCCAAGAGTAGAGGTGCGCCTCTTCCTGCATGGCTTCACAATTGGGATCGATAATGATCTCGAAACCTTGCAGGAACAAGATCCCCGACTTGACTGAGCCGGGGCCTTTCTTGGCCGGGATCGCATTGATGCCGCGGCTTTGCAGAAATTCGATAGTGCCGGGCTGACTGCTATCGCAGCACACCCGATCACCATCTTCACGGGTGACGGATCGCACCATGTGCGGCAACTGATCCATGGTGACCCGGCCGGAAGCCTCGTTGGCGATGTAGATCTGCTTCTTGTCGTAGAACACGAACACCTTCACCACGAAGGATGGATCACTGCCAAAACCAAAATCCATACCGTAATAAGGAGCAGTGTTAGCAGGAACTTCAGGACGGCCAACTCGTACCCGGGTGAACACCTTGGTCTCGTACGAAATGTCATAAGCGCCCTCCCAGACATGCTGGTACCGGGTGAAATTGCCGTCCTTGAGAACCTGCATCTCGTTCGGCATTTCGGTATTTTCGAAGAACGGATTGTCGCGGTAGGAGACCTCCGTGACGATGCTGCGTGGCGGCGGCGCACCTTTTCGGAAATAAGCGTCAACGGGATCCGTGGGCTTGTCAGGATTCCATGTCCAGATCAATTCGGAACCGGCGTTACGCACGGTCGGCAGGAGGATCTCCATACTCTTGGCGGAGATCGTCTTGGCCTCTTCGATCCAGACGATGTCGGCACCTTCCAGCGAGCGGATGCTTTCGACGTTTCGCTCAAGGCCGACGAATATGAATTGAGACTTGGTGCCGTCGTGAATGATGTAGCGATCCGTGATGGTGAACTGGTTCGACATGCCCAGCGAACGGATGCGCTTCTCGATCAACTCCTTGGAGGAGTCGCGGATCGAGTTCTGAAACTGACGGGCGCAGACGATGCGCTTCTTGGCTTGGCTGGCGCGGATCGGCAGGTAGGTCGCGACCGACCAAGATTTTGCTGAGCCACGACCACCGTGCAGCGCCTTGTGGCGGATATCGTTGGCGAACAGCGTGTCGATAAACTTCTGACCGAGTCTGGCTTCGGCGGCGGCGGCACGGCCAGCGTTCTGAGCACGAAGCTTGGCGTAACCCTTGCCGCCGGTGGGCTTGGCTAGAGTGTCACCGCCACGGCGAGTATCAAGATCCATAGAATGCTACCGATGACAAAGCCAATGGTCAGTCCCCTGAAAATCATGCAGCACGGGCAGCTGGTGTAGAGATAGTTGGCGAAGCGTGACGTCCAGTGCTCCGGCGTCTGGCACCAGTTCTTCAGAAAAGTCTGCGACGACCACGCCAGTGCGTTCGACAGCGCGTTGTCTTCCCAGTCGTCGACCACCTTGCCGTCGTGATCCACATCTTCCTGTTCGGGCGGACGAAACCGAAAAGGACTGGTCATCAATTGTCGATGACCATGTTGTCTTTTTGCGCGATCTCTTTCGGCAGGAACGTGCCGGAGGGAATGCCGACGATGTTGACGGTCTCGACGAACACGGGGCCGCGGCCGTTTGATTCGGCGGCCGACTGGTCCTCCGGCCGCATGGCGTAGCCACGGTGGCGGTGGACGGTCGTGAGGTAGAAAAGAATGCAGCGGGTGTCACCGGCGTCGATGGCTTCGAACAGCTTGGACTCGGCCTTGTCGCCCATCGCCGCGACGGCGTTCTCCATGGCATCGACGCACTCTGGGTGCTTGTCGATGTAGCGCCGCAGCGTCTCCCGGGGCACCTTGAGCGAGCGGCAGACCTGTGTCAGGAGGCCGCGCTGCTTGAGGATCATGGTAGCAACGAGAGACGGCGTAATGTTGTGACGCGCTTCAACCCGGGCCAGATTCGCAGCTTGAATCTCCTCCCGGGTCTTCTTTGGAGGAGGCACCTTCTTGCGGCCGTCGCGCATGTATCCGGGCTTGACCCGTGCCTTGGCGCGCTTGGGTGGGGGAACCAGCTTTTTTGTCATTACCTCGACTCGGTCTGCGCGGGGCGCATCCGGTTGTGCCTTCGTGTGAGACCTCCGAGGACACCCGGTCGACCCGAAAACTGGTCAAATCACGAATTGCCGGGAAACCTACTGCCAATTGTGTCGGTTTGGCAAGCAGTTGCTACATGTGGACGACTTTGGCGGCGTTGACGGTGGCTCTGGAGCCGCCGAACAGCGGCATCAGGATCTCGATCATGCCGGTCGTGATATCAGAAGAGCAGACGGATTGTACTGTAGAAAGAACACCATAGACGAGGGTGACGTGGTCGCCCTTGTGGAGGATCTCATCGAAGCGACCCTGACTTTCGGCTTCGCGGACGGCTTCGATGGTTTTCGAGGGTGCCCGCCACGGCCTGCCGTCTTCATCGGACAGGACGTGGCGGTACCTACAGATGCCGCGGGCTAGGCGGATGGACGGGTGGTGGGCGTCGTTGATGGGGATCAGCAGGTAGCGGGGAAACAACGGGAAGTGCCGCATGACGTAGGAGCCGCCACGGGTGTGGTGGCGCTTCTTGATCTGCGGCAGGTACGGCTGGAGACCGAAGCGCAGCAGTTCCGATTGGGCGAGGTATTCGGCAGCTGGTTCAGTTAAGAGGGCTGCCCAGTCCGAACGTGCCATGGTTCCCCCTTGGATTTGGCGGACCCATATCCCGATTCCGTCATTCTGTCGAGGTGTCCTGAAGGACAATGCGTGCACCAGATTTGCGCAGGTCGAGATGGCTGAGCTTGAGGCGGACGGCCAGCCGGAGGAGGCGCGCGAGCGGGGCCGGGACCGCGACCTCGTCGTACCAGTATCGCTGGCAGGTCCGCCAGCTGGGGCCTAGCAACTCGGCCGCGGTGGCGTTGTCCCTGATACCAAGTTGCGCACACAGCGAGCGGAATTCTTGGTTGGTCATCTTGGGCTGGGCCGGGATCTTCTTGGTGGGCGTGGAGGCCCAGTTCTTGGTACCACGAAGAGATATGCGCATCCGTCATCCTGTCGTGGTTTAGAAACCAGAAAAAACTCGACGGCGATTCCGGCTTCGGGCTGATACCAAATTCAATAGATCAACCGCATCCTACGACAGATTGACGGAAAGAAAAAGGGCTAAAACATATGTGTTCCGGGCCGCCCAGTTTGTTCACGTTCCGTTCCC